TGAGATTATCATATCACATGATTGGTGACATGACTATATACATAAAGTATATAAAATATAACTTTGGGGTATTTAAGCATAGTACTTTGGTACTAATCGCATATACAGTATATAATTATATACGTTTTTTAAAAAAACTGATTATTTATTTACAAATTCTCATTAATCTCATCTTCTCTAATCTTATCTTTTCTAGGCTACATTCTGTTGACAGTTTGTATACAGATTTTATCACGTTAATGCAATGATGTGGTAACTGCAGGCTTCCGGCAGTTCTGAAAGTTATAATATAATATACATTTGCGAATCATTTTTGGGGATTAAATAAGATACATTGTTAAGATATTAACAGAACGACAAAAAGACTATATAACCAGTTGTTAATAGTCTAAAAATATAAATGTGTGAGATTATTTAATTATTATTATAATAACATTAAGTTAATTTTTTGTCAATGATTAAAATACATCAATATAAAATATGATACATTGACAATCAGCCGTAAATCATGTATGCTGTGAGAGCTGGAAGTGCCGACCGTTAATGTCGCTTGGTATCATTGTTTAATCGGTCGTGACTTGGCAGGAGCCATTATTATTTAATTTAATAGGCACTTTACAGCAGAAAACGAACCGGGAAAGTTCTTAACCTCGCCCGGTTCGCTTTTTTAATACAGATTTTCAAACGCTTCTGAAATTGAAGCTGTCAATTTTGAACTGGACAACTTGGAATTGCCGGCTTTTTCGACAGCTTTCGGCAAATTGTTTTTAAAATCGGATGCCGCTCTTAACGCATCTGATTTTATCTCTCGCCATGTGCGGTCAACTATATTAATATAATAGTCACACTGTGAGCCGCTTCCGGTCGGCTTGTGGTCGGATATTCTGATTTTATAACAATTTCCGTCATTGTCGGAAATTGTCAGATAATTGCTCATGCCATAACATGAGCTTTCATCATGCAGACAAGATAAACCTGTCTGTGATTCTACCTTGCTTGCAAGGCACTCACACCTTGCCGCAAGGTAGTTCTTGCATGTGTAGTACCTTGTTCTATTTTTATCATCGAATTTAAAATCTGACATTTTAAATCCTCCTTCATTTTTTATTTTTAAAAAGCAACCCGGGGAGTTGAACCCCGGCAGTGCGCCGCCTCCGGCGGTTGCCTAACTGTTTACCGCAAACCGAGTGCCTCCAACTCGCTGCGTTCCCAGTCGCTGACAACACAGCGTATCGCCAGCTCTGGGTCATATCCGTACTTCAATGTACGGAGTTTTGAGCAATACTCATCTGCGCATCGCTCGATGAAATCACAATCACTAGGGTTAATTGTGATTGTGTCGTTCTCAAGGAGTTCTGGCAGCTCCCTGAGAACTTTTTTAATTTTTATAACTGCTGCTGGGTCGGCAGCTCTGTTTTCTCTTCTCCACTGAATTTTAAAATCCATGTTGGCACCTCCTGAATTTTAATTTTTCGTGTAGCAAACACACGTTCGGAAATTCTTCTCCCTTCCGACATCATTATAATAGCATATCTTTATCACTTTTGCAAGTGATATTTTTAATTTTTTGAAAAAATTCTTAATTTCTTCTCGCGCTCCTCTGCTGTCTCTTCATATATAAAAATGTCCTTCGGCTGCAAATCCAGTATCAGGCACAGGTTGTTGAGCGTTGTTAAGTTAATTCCTGTATCTTCATTCTTAATCTTCCTTAATGCGTCTTGGCTTATCAGCCTGGTTGTTTTGGCTTTATAAGTATTGAAGCCGGCGCGCTCCAAGGCATCGCCCACGTTAAATTTATACTTAAGCATCTTATCACCTCCTCGTTGTGTTTTTAATATATGGCAGTTTTTAAAAAAAGTCAATAAAAATATTTCTAAAAAAAGTGATAAAACCTATTGACTATCACTGATAAAAGTGATATTATAATATCAACGAAAGGGAAATAGAACAGATGCAGAACATGTGTTTGTTGTACCCAAAAACAAGGAGGTGACTATATATGATGTTAATGGCAAGCGTGAGATATGAGGGAGAGATACAAGTTGTAAAAAATGATACTTTTACAACAAAGAGAGCTTATGCAGATGCTCTCCGAGGCAACGGTTATCGCGTTCGCTTTATCGCCAAGCCGGAGGAGTTCGACGAGGTTTGCGAGAATTTTTACAGCCGTAAAAAATAGCCGCCGTAGAGGATGCCAGCCGGACCGATACCGGCGGCGGTTCTCCCCTCTTTATAGGGGTATTAAAATTTTAACATTATAAGGAGGACGAATATGGGAGAAATAATACAGTTTCCCGTTAAGAAGAGCAACGGATATTACAATCTTACTGCACTGTTTGAAATCTGCGACAGTGTCGCAAGCTGCAACGCCTATCTGGACATTTCGGAGACGCTTTTCGGAAATGGTGACATTTCCGAAAACGAACTTCACACCCTACGCCGTATCGGCAGGGGCAAGCGTCTTGAACTTGCTACCCCGCCGCAAAAGGAGGCGCTGAAGGCTGAGAAGCCCGGGACTTATGTATATACCCCGGAAATGGGGCAACAGAAACCGGAGGGCTGTCAGATAGAAGCCCACCGCGCATATTACGGAGGGCATATATTTATCGACACTCCGTTAGAGCTTAAGGGGCGTGGCATCCAGTTTTTAAAAACGTACAGGCCCGGCGACTTGACAAGCTCCGGGCAGTATAAGAGCGGCTGGAACGCTTATAAAGTCACGAATAGAGCTTACGCCCTACTGAAAACGCGGTATGCGATTTCATGGGAAAGCTGTTTGGATTAAGGCAATCACCGGAGGCGGTGCACTGCCGGGGTTCGATTCCCCGGGTTGCTTTTCTCCCTTAGGGGAGACATTAAAAATACATCATTTTTTTAGGAGGCGTTTTATGATTAAAAAAATAATTGAAGAATTAACGCGGCTAGAGCGATTGGAGGAAATCGCAAATCAAGCTGATGCGGACTATGACCGCGAGCCTGAAAATGCGGCTTATGAGAAAGCATTTGATGAAGCGTATAAAAATGAATACGCCGCGTTTATAGGCGTTGCTACAATGCTAGCTACATGGCTTGGCATTGATATATCCACAGCGCGTGCGATGGTAAACGGGAAGCGCGCGGAATTGTGGGACGTGTTAAAACGTGCAGCAATTCAAGCCTAAGTGACGGCAGGTGCCAACGTGGGCGGTTCGATTCCGCCCGTCACTTTTTTCAGTCGATAAAGTCGGCTAGATAATTAAATATATGGAGGTATTAAAATGAAAAAACTAGATATTTATAGTTGTAATGACGCATTTGCGTCTAGCAATGAAATCATGGAGCTTGTAGCCAAAAAAACGGCTACAAGTGAGGCACTTATGTTGACGTGTCTGTCAAAGAGCACAGTTGAGATGTTGGCTTATGCAGTGGCTGGCAGCGTCGACCACGCGTTAATGGGAGGGCTAGCGGTTTCAGTAATCGCCGGCGACACTTGGTTATTTTGCGATTTTGGTGTTCGCAAAACTGAGGTCGTGTTTGATAATAGTCGCAAGGCTGAACTTCTCAGCTTTTATGGCTTGTAAAGAAGAATAAGCAGTTAAAAAGAGAACTTTCAGAAGTTCTCTTTTTGTCGTTCCTTGACAAATTGAAATCGAAGTGCTATTTTATCATCAAGCGGACAACTGCACCCTTAATGAGCGGCGGCTTGTAACGTAATGCTGTTTGGCGGTCTGTTTGTTGTGCCTAACTTTATTGTCATAGGCAGAGCCGTGGTGACTTTGGGTGTGACATTCTACTGGTCCCACTGTCATACAGAGCTGTTTTTGGCTCAAAAACAACACCAAATCAGAGCTAAATTTTGCGAAAATCTGAAATTAATTTTTAAAATTTACGTTTCGGGTATAGGGGCGTACCAAAAATGTTGACCCGAAAATTTTAGGGAAAATTTTTGAAAAAAATATCGAGAAAATCAGAAAAAATGACACCAAATCGGAGCCAAATTTCACAAGAATTTGACTTCGATTTTTTATTTTTCATTTCCATAGGTGGGGGCGATTAAAAATTTTTGCATTATTTTTTGACTTGATTCTGTGCAGTAAAAACCACAGACTTAGCCGTATATATGCTTTGGCTAAGTTCGTATAGCATACGTTCCATGGTCATTTCCGGGTTAGTTCTCCGAATGTACTCTAATAACTGTTCTGCTGTCATACTGCCCTCCGAGATAAGCTTGACATAATATTGTCAAGCAAATAAATCAAATCAGTGCCGTACAAGCTTATCCAGTTAGCGAGGTATTCCTCCTGCTCAATCGGCATTGATATGGCATAGCTAAAACAAAACGCATGGCATAGCTCATGAGCGATTATACGCCTCAGATAAGCCCCTTTAGGTGCTAGCGATACAAATATACTCTTGCGGTTCCAATCGGTCACAGCAAGGCTTGTAGTGCCGTCTGAGCGCAATAAGTCAGGACTTGAATTATTGACAAATATTAAGTTCCAGTTAATGCCGTTGATTGTAAACATTTTATACCTCACAATGGTAGGAGCATTTCTGCCCCTACCTCATAAATCACATCTTAGTCAACAAGATTGACATTTTGCTCTTCATAAGTGAACGCTCTTCTGGTGTCATGTCGCTTATCATGTCGGTTAAGTCTGTTGACAGCTCCTTCATATACTCATCAAGTGACTGCATTTTTGCGTCCTTGTCCTGCTGGGTGTTTGCCTTGTGCTGTTCCTTAGCTTCCATGTAATGCTTGCGGCTTATACCGCTTCTGCCCTCACGCATATCACGTTCCGTAGAACTGCCGCCTCTCGGCTGGTCAATCATTCCCATGCGGTCTGACGTGTCGGTGTAATACATTCTGCCCCGGCTTAATCTGTCCATGTCTCTCATGCGCTCCATGCTGTCATAATCCATATCTGCCATATCGCCCGGGTATCTGTGCCAGTATGGTGGCTCCTCGTAGCCACGTCTGCCTACATAACTGCCCTTGCCCTTTGGTGCATACCTGCCAGTACGCATATAGCGGTATTCATCATAGTATCTTCTGCCGCCCTCTTCGCCATACTCATCCTTTAAGGTTCTGAGAAGTTCCTTGTTATACTCTTCCTCTTCCTCATCAGCTTTCTTCATAGACTTAACGATAACAGCCTTGTACTCTGCTTCGCACAAGTCCTTAATCATATCGACCGCTTCGCCCATTTCCTCTGTGTTGACATTCTCAACACCCTTATCAAGCTCACATAAGGCTTTCTCTGTAAGACATTCAATCATTTTGTGGATTCTTTCAATGTGCATCTTCTCACCCCCTACGCTTCACGAACAGCAATTAAGTTACTATTCTGTACTTCAATAGCCTGTGTAGATGTATTCTGCACTGCTACTGTACTGCAACAGCCGCAAGGTACATCAACATAGGCTTGTGCCGATACGTTAAATAAATTTTGAACTGCTGCTGGAGTGACTATCATCTTTGTAGACTGTAAAGGCTCTCCGTCTACTGCTATGGCAAGTGAAATCTCTTCAACTGTGCCGCCTGTAGGTATCTGAATGTTTCCACTATAAGATACTAAAAATCTAGCCTTGCACTGATTTGTAATACCTCTTAACTTGATAATTCCGCTTCCCTGTCTGTGTACGATACACTTTGTTCCGTTTACGGCTGTCTCTGTAAATGCCACATCTTCTCCGGCGGCAACTGTTTGTAATACAATTCCTGTAATTTCCATTATCTTTACCTCTCTTTCTAAAAAATAAGGGCAAACCATACAAGTCTGCCCCATGCTCCCGACATCAATGTCGGTACCAACGTAATACTGCTTAGCAGACATAATCTTTCGAGTTTTCTTTCGAGTGGAACTCAAAAGCACCCAATCCGATTAAGATACTTGATTATTTAGTTGTTTAGCAGCCACAACCTGTATTGCAACCACATCCATAAGCATATCCGTAAAGGTTGCTTGCTGGGAATGATGGTACTGGTGTAGGTCTTACTGCATCAATAATCTGATTTGTCTGTGCTGTCATTGCAGTAGTCAGAAGTGCGTTCTGTCTATCCTGTGAAGCAGCTCTGCGTAAATCATTGTTCTCTGCCTGTAATGTTGCAATCTTGTCATTTGTCAGGAAATCAAGGATAGCTCTCGTTCCTGCGTTCTGGCTGTCAATGATGTCTCTGGTGTTGTTATTCATTGTATTCTGTAAAGCGCAGGTGTTAGTTGCCATATTGTAGTTCACACCCTGTATGGCTTCTCTTGTCTCACAGCAACAGTTAGCGAGCTGTGACTGTAAAGCGTTTGTATTCTGCATATTAGCGACTGTATCAGTGTTAATAGCCTGCTGGATGCCGTAGCCGGTCTGCATGATATTTGTGTTAATACCATTGAAGCCGGTAAGCATACTGTTATTCATAGCATAAAAACCATCGCAAAGTCCGTTGGAAATGCCATCTAACTTGCTGATAACTGCCGAATTGTCGAAGCCTCTCTGAATATCAGCCTGTGTCGCATATCCCTGTAATGCTCCACCATTACCGCCAAAGCCGCCAAAGCCACCGCCCCAGCCGCCGAATATTGCGAAAATTACGACAATAAACCAAAGCCATCCGCCGTCAGCTCCCCAGCCGTTGTTATTTCCGTTTCCATCAATGTTTGCCACTAATGGAACCGATGCACAATTACTGAACATATTTGTATTCCTCCTAATATTTATTCATAAAGAGGTTCCCGGGATTTCCTCTAATATGCTTTACATGCCTATATTTCTTTTAAATTGATTAAATACATCATCAGCATTTAAACCTTTTTCCTTACATAAGTTTCTTGCAAGCTGTTCAATACCCTTAGTGTTTCCCTGTTGTGCCATGCCGATAGCGTTTTTAGCCATAGGGTTTGACATAATCTGATTATTCCCCATTATTTGCTGTATGAACTGTTGTGGATTGCCGCCACGCATCATTTGAATTAACTGCATTGGGTTTATCATGCCTCGTCACTCTCCTTTTTGCTTTGCGATTGCGAAGTTTTTCTCTGTGTCCCTAAAGCTACCTTGTTTTCCAACTGCTCAATCTTAGCTGATAAGTCATCAAAGCGTTGCATAATGCCTGCTGTGACTTGTTCTGATAGGTCAATTTTGAGTTTTTCTGTATCAAGCGAAGTATTTACCGCTTGCACTGATTTATTGTCTATTTGGGGCTTATACACAATCGTTTTGATTAGTCCGTTAGCGTCCCAAGCCTTGACGTATATCTCCGACATATCCTGCTTAGGGAAGAATGCCATTGAGCCGTCCATAGGCACTTCATTAGCGTTGATGTTCTCAACGGACTGCACCATTCGCCCATTGATGCCTACTGGCTGTTGCTGGTATGCTCCCTGCATCTGTACCGGCGCCTGTTCCTGAGGCTGATACCTTGCCGCCTGCATTTGCTGTAAGTATTGTGGATAACCCGTGTACTGCTGTGGATAATAGCTCGGAATGTTATAAGGATTGTTGTATTGAGGATTGTTTATTTGCATTTTCTTCTTCTACCTCCTCGATAGCTTCGCCAACTGCGTGAATAATAAGAGATACCGTCATCAGGTCTGCTTTTTGAATTTCCTCTTTCGCGAAAATCTTCTCAATTACTTTGTCTGACAACATCGGTTACCCCTCCTTTTGCTTATATTTTGGCATAAAAAAAGCCGCCTAAAGCGACAGCTTGGCGACATAAAAGCGACAAATATTCAATTTCCACTTTGAAAAAACGCGATAAATACGGCATTAGCACTAGCATACCGCCGTAGGCACAGCATACAGTAAGTGCTAAAAATTCTTTAACTGTATCTCAATATTGCCATTGACAATGATTATCTTGTCAATTATAGTTTTTAATATCATATTTTTTTGTTTCTTGTCGATGCTGTCCCAAACATCGGCAAGTTTTTTTATTTCGTCATATACAATAGTATTCTTCTGCTTGACGGAAAAGTTTTTTTGTTCTTCCAATATATTCTCCTTAATCGCAGATATGTTTGCTTCAAGCTCCTTAATCATGCTCAACACTGTGTCGTTGCCATCTGCATACAAGCCGTAAAGCCTTTTCAATTTTGCCTGTTCCTTGTCGAGTTGCGACTGCATAATATTAAGCTTTGTTTCCTTCTCCTTAGGCTTGTACAACGATAAGTCAAGCGATATTTTGAGCATTTCTTTCTCGACTTGCTCCTCTATATCGTCCGCCCATTCGAGTGAATTATTGCAGTCCGGGTTGTGGTTTGGCAAATAAGACATAGCCTTATTCCTTGACATGCAATATATCTTGTGCTTTCCATGCGTCCACTTCTGGTATCTCATGGCGCATCCGCACACACCGCAATAACACAGCCCGGTCAATAAGTTCGGTTCGGTTATACAGCTTGCCTTATTAAGGCTTCGGGATTTCCTCAGTTGCTGTGCAAGTTCAAACAACTCCTTATCAAAAATAGGCTCATGTAAGCCTTGATAAATTTTACCCTTGTATGGTATCATTCCGATATTTACTTCGCTTGTTAGAACCTTTCTCACTACAGATTCCAATTTAAAACCGCAAATTTCTTTAATTCTTGCATCTGAATAGCCGGATATGAACAATTCAAGACCTTTTCTTGCTTGTTCCGCTCGTTCCGGGATAGGTATTAATATACCTTGGTCTTTGCTATAAGAATAGCAATAAGGAGTATTGCCGCCACCTGGCCAGTAGCCTTGTTTTATTCTTTCCAGCATACCACCGCGCATACGCAACATCATAGTATTTTTATCAAGCTGCGCAAAAACCGCCATCATTTGTGTATACGCCTGTTCCATTGGGCTATCATAGCTTACACTATCGTGTACGCACTTAAATTGTACGCCGTTTGGCTGAAATATCTTTTCAATCATATATAAACCATCAATCATATTCCTTGATAATCTGTCAAGCTTAAAAGCCACCACGCAAGATAACCTCTTGTGCTTGCAGTCAGCAACAAGCCTTTGAAGCTCAGGGCGGTTCATATTCGCCCCGGTGTAGCCATCGTCAACATACCAATCTGTCACAATCAGCTCATTCTTGGAGCAGTAGTCGAGAATATCTCTCTTTTGGCTTTCCAATCCGTTACCTTCTTCGGCTTGCTTCTCCGTTGATACTCTCATGTACGCAACACATTCCATTGTTTAACCTCCTCTTAAAAAGAATGTGCCGTACTTATCGCGTTACGGCACATTTTACGCTCATATTTACTGATTGTCAATTATTGATGCAATCAGTTCTTTGGTCTTGTCCGGCAATTTGATTTCGCCTGTCTTAATCTCCCTGCCATTCTGTGTCACAATCACCATGATTACCCCTCCAATCTGCTGATTTTAGACTTAATTTTTTTAATCCGCCTGTTCACCGTCCGATTGCATACCGATACCCGTTCTGCAATCTCCGTTATGGTTTTGCCTCTTGATAGCAACTTAAATATATTTTCTTCTTCCTCGGTAAAATTGGCGTTGTTAATAATTGCATCAAGCTCCGGCTTAGTCAGCTTCGACAGCTTCATAAGCCGTTATTCCTCCTATTCTCTCTCTTTTCTTCGCCAGTTAAAGTCCAAGCCGCACTCTTCACGCATGGTCTGTCTCATGTCCGCCCAACTCACATCGTCATCGGCAAGGCATTCTGCCTTGCTATTAAACCTATCCATAAATCGGTTTAATCTTGAACGCCCAAAGTCAAACTCATCTCGGAGCGTGACTGCTGATAACAGGCATATAGAATCAACAACATTGTTCTTTATCCGCTTGGTACACGCTTCTAATTCTTCGTGCGATACTTCAAACGGAATAAACTCGGCGTTCCTCTGCTTCAACTCCTTAACTGCTTCATCAATGCCGTATCGCTGCGCGATATCTAATATCCACGCCGCACCCGACATTCTATATTCGTGTATCTTCTTGTCACTCTTAGCCATTGTCCGTCGCTCCTCACATTCTTTCGCATTCCAGTTCATCAGTACTCACATTAAAGTACGTTGCTATCTTATCTAACGTATGCGGTCTAGGGTATGCCTTGCGACATAAGTACTTGCTCACCTGTGCCTGAGACAAGCCCAAATCGCTGGCAAGTTTAAACTGCGATACCTTTTGCCGTGCCATAAGCGCCCGAAGATTATCAGCGAACCTCGTCATATTTTACTCCGTTTCCGGCTGCATTTAATCCATCTCTGTAGCCCTCTTCGTATGCTTCAATGATTACATTGTTTTTGCTCGCTCCTACTATCAAGAATGTTGCCATAGCTGATAATATCGTGCCAGCCAAAAAAGCTATTGTCGTTGCCATCAATAGTTATACCCCCTCCATTTGATTTTGCACTCCTCGCATAGGCAGGAACTTTCTGTGCGCGGCACTTTCCCGCACATAGTACACAACCCTTGTGCCTTAAGCCGCTTTCGTCGTGCCATAACCTCGTCTGATTTCTTTCGTCCGCATATTTCGCAAGTTACTCTGCCCGGGCGTGCTTTCCTTGTCTTGCATATTGTACATAATCCTGCTTTCAGTGCTATTTTCCTTGCGTATTTAGTCATTTCGCTATCAGTTTTCAAGCAATTCTCGCACTTTGAAAACTTGTAATTGTCTGGCAGTTTAGCTCCACAATATGTACATTCATGGTTCGCCTTGCGTTTATAATATATTTCGTTAGCCGCCATCTTTATCTCCTTTCTGTATTATTTTTCGCTCCATCTCTTTGAATTGTTCGTCCGTATATCCTCTTTGTGAAAACTTGTTAAACGTGTTCTTTGTCCTTGGTGTTGAGCTTTGGGTTGTGCTCATACTCACCATCTTAGCCGGGTCATCTGTGTAGGCTCCGTTAGGCTTAACACCTATCTGCGATTTTTCCTCCGTGTACAGCGTTGGCTTATATCTGTCCTTAGGTATGGTGTTATGTAGCCGCCAATGCTTAATTACAATGACGTTAGAGTTAGGGAACGTCAAAACATACCGCTTGTCAATCAATATTTGCAAGTCCTCGCTTGACGCCTGACATTCCCTCGCAATCCTCTTAGGTGCATCCACAAAGCCGTCATCATCCGCTCTCATGCACAAGTGAAAAAATAAACCCTGCGCCGATATTGGCATATCAAGGAACGCATCCGAATCTATTAACTTTTTGCTGAACATTCTCTTGTCTGCCATATTCCGCTCCTCTTTGTTTTCTATCTCACTAAATCTTCTAACTTAACTCCAAATCCGTCCATTTTCTTACTTTCTAAGAACGTATTCGTGTCAAAGAATACCAATGTATGATTCTCTTTATCGAATCCCATTGACACGCCATTCCTTGTAAGGCTACCTTTTAGCAAATCTAGGACTATTTGTATTTCCTGTTTTGTATTGTCTGTCATCATTATTCTCCTTGCTTAATATTCAAATTCTTAAACATAGCACACATAATATCTACCACAATGCTGTTCCCGAATTGTTTATATAGTTGAGAATCACTGTTTACTGCTGTCATTTTGTCAATATCTTCATCAGATACACCCATCAGCCGCCCACATTCTCTTGGCGTTAATTTTCGTATGCGGTATTTAGGATAAATATATTTGCCTGTTGTGTTCTGCTTAATTGCAACTCTGTTATTGTGCTTTGGACTACTTCCGTCAGTTGTGAGTGTTCCGAAAACGTCTGATTTTGCACTCATGTTTTGTTCGTCTATTGCAATCACATTTTCCATTACAAGATTATCCTTTTGAACACTTGTTAGGCAATTACTTGTGCCTTGCGTATTTACCTCTAACCTTTGTTCTGTTGGACTACCAGCGGATCTGTCGGACGGATTATCGGGATTTCTGCCACGCATTGCAACTATCTGACTTTCAAGGATTTTCGGCTCTTGACCGCCACCTTGCATTGTACTCAATGTTGGACTGCACCCTCCAACATCATAAATTCTGTTGGTGCTCTCAAATTTTGATTCAAGAGAGCCTATTACATTTACATCTGCCATTACTTCAATCACTCCGCTACTTGTTTTATTGGCTCTTAGGGTAGGGCAAATCCCCCCCCTAAGTACCTTTTCGCCACCGAATTTTTCACTTTCAAAAAGCACTATTCCGATAGCGTCTGTTAATTTTTCCATTCAATTACTCCATTACTTCCATAATTATCAAGGCCTTTATAATCTCTTGCCCTAAGAGTTACGGCCACATCAATCGGTTTGTCTGCCATCTCTCCCATATCCTTTAACAACCAAGTTTCCATCTGACCGCAAGTTTGATATTCCGCAGTCATATCTTGCCTTGATACAGTTTGCAACTTCTCTCTGTTGTGGCTTATTGATTGTTCCGTCAACGCAAGTCTGCTCTGCTCTGCTCTGCTCTCAGGATTGTGCTGTGGTAGTGTACCGTTGCCAATAAGTGTCTGAATAAGTTTTTGCGCCTTTTCATTGTTAATGTAGTATTTCTCGTTCACATCTTCCTCTAAGTAGTCCTTTAACCGCTTTGTGAGTGGTATAGGGTTAGGGAACTTGTAATTATATTCTCCTAAGAACGAGAACATAAAACATCTTTCTCTGTTCTGTGCAACCCCATAATTCTTAGCGTTCAAGTCTTGCCAATAATTCACATATCCCAAACTTTCAAGGAAATCTAGCCACTTTCTAAAATCCGGCATATTGTCTTGGCTATGGACTTGTGGTACATTTTCCATAAACAGTATCTGTGGCAGTTCTCCGTTGCTATCCCTGATTTCGGTTAAAATCCTCTCAACTTCCCATAGCAAACCACTTCTTGTACCACTACCTTTAGTCATTCCCATTTGCTTTCCTGCAACTGATAAATCGGTGCAAGGAAATGAATAAGTAAGTAAGTAAGTAAAGTGTTCCGTATCAACTATTTTTAAATCATTTCCGTGAGTTGCACATATATTGACCAAATTATGCGTAGCTTTTATGTCATTGTAACACTTCCTTCTCCACATCTCTCCGTAGGAATGGCTGCGTATCTGATTTTCGCCAAGAGCTGTCTTTCCGTCAACAGATATTCCGAGTTTTGTCAACTCCTCGATTATTTTCTCCGAGTCAACTCCATCGCTATAATCAGTGTTATCGTCCGGCATGTGAATTGCCTTATAAGATGCAACCGAATGCATTTCCCATTCACATATAAGATAATGCTCAAATTTTGCACCTATTCGCTTTAATGCCATAGCCTGACTTCCGTAACCTGCGAACAACTCTATCAATCGGATAGGGTTTGTTATGCTGATTGGTTCTCGCAAGTAGTCAAATAGGTTCATCTGTGTCATTCCACACCTCCGATAAAATCACTTAATCTCATTTGAGCCATTTCACAATCAAGTCTTTGTTTTGATGCCTTATAATAGCATTCGTCAAGTTCGAAGCCTATAAATTTATGGTTAGTGTTATAGCAAGCTATCAGACTGCTAGCACTTCCTACATGAGTATCAAGAATAATATCATTAGGCTTTGCATATCTGCTTAATAACCATTCATATAGTGCTACTGGTTTCTGCGTTGGGTGTATGCGGTTTTTGTTGAATGGAGCATACTTAAAAATCCTTGCGCCATCGTCAAATGAAGTCCACGCAAACTCGCATTCACTAAAACTTCTGCCATACATTCCCTCTGCTTTATCCCATATCAGAAAACATCTTGTAGGCGGAAGATTGAAATAATTACCGCCCCAAATAATCTGCTCTTTCGACACTCTGACCAATTCGTCAAAATATGCAGTTGTCGGTTTCTTCTTATCCCAATCGTTCTTTACCCATTTTCTATTTTCCTTCTTAGAACATTTAATAGATGTACCCAATCCCATATTCATGTTTGCAATATCCAAGCCGTATGGTGGATCTACAATCGCAAAGTCAAAATATTTGTCTGGAAATTCTTTCATTCCTTGCATACAATCCATGTTGTAATATCCAAAATCTAACATTTTCTCTTACCAAAAGGAAACCTCGGTTTTATGTCGCGACAACCTATTCCTTTCTTTGATTTTTAGTTAGTTATCTTCTTTTTTCTTAAAATCCTCGCAAGCAACATCAAGTAAGCAACCGCATCGCTCAACTTCTGTGCAATTCCAATATGTCTTGTACCTGTAAGAGTTTGCACAATTAAAGCAGAAGTCCTTTCCACTATTCATTTTGCAACTTGTCTTTTTATCCTCTAACTTCTTTCCAAGACTTTCATTTATCCTTTTGAGTTCCTCCACCTTTTTCTCCGATTTCTCAAAATCTTCAATGAGTTTGTTGTATTTCTTCTTACTTAAAATCTTCACTCTGAATCACCTCGCTTTCAAGCAATCGCTTCTAAGCATATCTGCCTTGATTAACTCATAGATAATATCAAGGTAAGTTCTGTTGTCTCTGTATCTGCAATTAGCGTCCTTGTGTATTCTTGGGTCGTTATCATCCCAATCATTAATACCAAAATACACATCACTCACAAAAAGCATTTTTACGCCTCTTGATACGCACAAGTAATAACATCCCTGTTTACCATATTCGCCCTTGCATTTCTTGAAGCCGAACTTCTCAAACTCTTTAGCTTTAACTGCCGGAATCAGCATTGCTTTCACCCACTTTCTTAAAAGGAACGCCTCTTAAATGCTCATCAAGGTCCAATTCTGTTCCGTCAATATTTCCATTCAGCTTGTTTTGGCAATGGCATAATAATGTTTCAAGGTCGCAAATTCTACCTGCCTTATATTCACTTCTTATGAAGTCAAGAACTCTGTCTACGCTTTCTATCCTGTAGCTTGCTATTTTTGAATTGTAATCAAGTCTTATATCTGCGATTTCTTTTTCATGCCGCCTGATTTTAGCTAAATTGCCCTTGCAAAATTCATAATCGCTAATAAGCTTTTTCTTTGCAATTCGTGCGATTTCTTCCGCTGTATAGCCTTTAATTTCGCTCATTCACTTTCACCCACTTTCTTATCATCAACAATCTTGATTTTTCTGCCGCAGGCATTGCAGTAAATATCATATCCTTTTGAGCAATTAAGCCTCATTTTCCCGCACTCTGTGGTATAAATTGGAAATCCGTAAGGTGTATGAGTAGCATACCATTTGCACTGCTCATTTTCTTTATTGTCATTACTCATTCATTCTCACCCACTTTCAATAATTCCTTAAACTTCTCATACTGCTTCTGCGACACCTTGTTATGCTTCTTATCGTCTCTAATTTCGATTTTAAGGTGCTTTTCGGCTATATTGGATAATTCCCTTGCAAGGTTCTTTCTACCTTGCTGTATGCCGTCTCTGTAGCCTTTAGAGGGCTTAAATTCATTTATCTTTTCCTTGCCCTCTCCTTGACCGCCAGCTGTCTTGTTGTATCTACATTGATAGCCTTTTTTGGTGTACTCTAATATCCAGTACTGCTCCCATTTATCAAGTTCAGATTCGGGATAATTGATAAAATTCAGTTTCCACCCATAAGGGTTATCATCACTATAAAAGCCCCTTTTTTTAAGGGATAGGTCTATGTGCTGATACCCCACAAGGTGTCCGCACATTCTTTGGCATATATGCACTGCCTGCCCTATGTAAAAGTATGAAATATTGTTTTCGTCAGTTCTTGTCAAAAAATATATTCCACTTTTGTCATTCAGATTTTGGTTCAGCTTCAACAGTCGTTTTTTGTTTTCCTGTTCAATTTCCTTGGCTCTTGCTATGTTTTGGCAATTCAAGAATTATCACACCCCTTTTCATACCTGCGATCCAAATATCCACATTCATCTGCCATGCACCAACCTCCGTCAAATCTTAATTTAATTTCGGTTTCTCGCACCGTTCAAATTCAATCACCCACACCCACGGTGATGCATCCCAGCCGTAGCGGTCAAGGTCGGATTTCTTGATGGTGGAATCCCATAATGCTTGCATAGCTCCTATTGGAGTTGTGTAGCAATTATGCACATCTGTTTCTTGTTTCCAAGTAAATCCTGTTGGACATTCATCACACTGTATGCCTTCACGTTTTGCTTGCTCATCGGTTATCTCCTGCAACCGCTCCACCCGTACATCTGTAACCTTCAGCCAGATACGAGCGGCTTCTTTTGGCATGTGGATGGATGGGTGCCATATGTGGGAATCATTCTTAAAACCATTTTCTGCAACCTCATCCGCCCGGTAAACATACTGCCTGTCCGAGTTTAAGCTAATCGGATAACCAAATGTTTCCCGGACATAAAGAATATCGCCCGGCTGATATGGTAAATTCATGCCAAAACTAAAAAACGGTTCCTCTAAAAAATTCGCCTTGTCACATCGTAGTTCTTGTAACACTACCTTGTCGGCAAGTGGTACATTGTTTGTGTATCTATTTACTGGAAACTTAACTACTCGCCTTGTACAGCACTTTCTCCCGTCCAGAATTGCCCGTACCATCTCGGTATTGAATAAAATCGGTTTAATTGCCATCTATTCCACCCACCTTTACTATTTCGATTGCTAAATTCATTGCTTTTTCTTTTGCTATGAACCGCTTAACAAGTTCAGCATCAGCAGTTGTCATAAGCTGTGCAGTTGAATAGCCATCCCTTGCCGTTTCCAACTGTTCCACAACCTTATCCACATCGTAGGCGGTTGGCTGTGCGTCAATCAATTCACACATCTTATTGACTTTTTTGAGCTGAATAACCATTCACAATAGCCATTCCAGCAATTTGTTGTTTAAACTTATCTGCATCAATTGCCTGTATTAAACTTACCTCGTTCATTCGCTATCATCCCAATCAAATTTTTGACCACAGTTCATGCAATGAAAATAGAAAGTCTTATTATCAGCCGGTATTCTGTCTGTCAAAATTTCTCCGCATGTCGGACAGCGCAAGTACTTCTCTTCCGAATCTTCAAAATACTGCTTCGTGATAGGTTTCTTGGGTATCTGCTTTTCGAGAGCCTGCATTGCCATACCCATTGCTTCTGCAAGTTCCTCTTTAGTTGTATTTAGTGCTGTCCCTTGGGGATTACTCAAGGACGATGCGAAAATAATGGTATTACATATCTTAATTGCTTCACTCTCTGTCACGAAACCACCTTCTTACTCTTGTTAATCCTTGTAGTCTTACGCTTCTTCTTGCTCCCCACATATCTGCTACCGCCTGTTGGCTTGCCATAAATAAATGCACTCATGCTACCATTCTTAGACTTCATCTTCTCTACCTCCCAGTGCTTCAATTGCCATGTTAATAGCTTCAATTCTTTTTTTGTTTATCATTGTAAGCTCTCTTTTCTTTGCTTCACTCAATCCCAAGTAATTGCTGTTGTATACTGCTATTGTATTGATTAGTAGTTTTTGTTCATCACGAAGAATTTCAATTGCTTCCTGAAAACCCAAATTATCCCCTCCTAGTTCAATCGCCAAAATTATATTCCTTTAGCCGCTTGCTTTTCTCGTACACTGTACATTCATCACCTCCCGGACACGGTCTTTTGTGCCCGGTTATCAATATGTACTGGCAGAACCTGTCGCCACCCTCAAAGCTTATACGGCAACTGTATTTACATGTGCTACATTTCTTTTGTTTCGCCATGCTGCCGCACCTCCTTAGTTGAACGGTAAACCTTCATCTTCTACACCCAATGGCAAATTCATGAAGCCGTCACTTGCCATTGCCGGGGCAGACATATTTGAAGCCGGCTGGCTTGGACTGCTGCCGTTAGTGTTCTTACTCTCCGCAAACTCGTATTCCTCAACAACAACATCTGTAGTGTACACTTTATTGCCGTCCTTGTTAGTGTAACTGCCAGTCTGAATACGTCCGACAACCGCTATCTTAGTACCCTGATGCAAATATCGTTCAATGAACTCCGCTGTCTTGCCAAACGCTATGCAGTTGATAAAATCTGCTGTCTGCTGTTCGCCCTCCTTCTTGAATCTCCTGTCAACCGCAAGTGTAAGCCTTGCTGTTGTAGTGTTGGTTGCAACACTTGTTCTGATTTCCGGGTCTCTCGTCAATCGCCCCATTAAGATAACCTTATTCATTGTCTTATCTCCTTTGCTTATCCCATTTTCTCATGAGTTTCTTGTTTTCCCGATACAAAAAGCTCATGCTTGCAAATATTACAGTCAATCATTGTTACCTCTCAATTCTTCCAGTTTTGCTTCAGCTTCGGATTTTGTGAGAAATACTGTTTTGCCTATATCAGAGCTTCTAAATCTCCTATCAATTTTGTTGTATTCCGTAATTGACGAATACATTACATCATTATCACAATCAACTCCGCAGATGCTTGTTACCGTTGCCTCTATAGGGAAATGCGCCATCGAAAAAGCAGATTTAATAAAGTAAATCTTATCTCCTCTATTGCAAAGCAACTTAATAAGTTTGCCCTGTTCCTCTAACTGCTTGTATTCCTCCCATTTGTCGACATCTTCATCAGTAAGAAGCCGTGACTTCAATGTGTTGTTTGCCATATCAATGCATGGGTGTTTCTCAAGCATTTCCACCACTCTCAACAGTAATCCGTCACAATCTCCATACACTTTGTTAAGCCGTTCTTCTAACTGCTGATATTCTTCGGCTTTTTTAAGCCACCCAGCTAACTGCTCACAATCTTCTGCACTTTTAATACAAGCTGTGTTCATAGGATTATCACTCTCAAAGAAATCCGCATGGTATCTATGCTCTCTTGCTTTTTCTTTCGCATGTTCTATAAATTCATCAATATTCATTTCTGCTCCTTTCTGCCTTTAATCATTGTCAAAACTCCTATCTGTCATAATTTCAGCAAATCTCTTGGCGAGAATTTCTTTGATATTCTTTTCTACAAAATCGCCGATAGTTTTTTCAGTCCTATCTTTCACGAACTGCTCAAAAGAAACACCCTGTATTTTCCTGTCACTACCCCAGCTTGAAGCAGATGTAAGTTTTTCGATTCTCTTGTCAACAATTTTTGTAATTTCTTCATCAAGATTTTTATAAATAGCTTTCTCTACATATTCGTCCATAGCAATCTTGACCTTTTCTTCAATTTCCTCACTATTGAGAGATATATTTAAAATCATTTTTGGTTCAGATTTCTTCATATCAATTCTCCTTTCTAAAACGGACACTCACTAGGATTTTTCAAATCCCAACTTTTCCCTGCAACCGCAACATCTACATTCGCCCCATAAGCAACTTTTTTCATCTTTTCGATAAAACTATCTTTATCAGAATTTTCACTTGATAAATGGCACATTATGACGTTCTGCAAGCTATCTGAATAATTCGCCTTAGCAAAATCACAAGCTGTGTCAATGGATAAGTGACCTCTGAATACGTGATTAGCTTTGCCTGTGTTATCCCTGTCGATTAAATCCTTGTCATAGTTCACGCCCAAGAGAATGTGGTTTATGTCTTTAAATCTCCACTTGATTAGTTCACAATCGGTTATGTAAAGCATTCTTCCCATTTCCTTGTGAGTAATCAGAAAGCCATATATCGGGCAAGGTTCGCCATTTGCGTCTGTATGTGTCCAATTCCCGTCCAATGTCTGTAGTGGAAACGGATAAATTGTGAATCCGCCATAATTCTTCTTGTTATAGCTTCTTTGGTATGGTGCAAATACTGGCATTGACATTTTTTTTAAATTGTCTAATGACTTGCTGTGGTCAAGGTGTTTATGGGTGCATAACACACCCACAACATCTTTAATGTTCCAATCTAAGCCTTTTTTAATCTCCTTGATGCCGATACCACAATCAAGGATAAGCGTTTCTCCGTTGTCTGCGTGCAACAGATAGCAGTTGCCGCTACTGCCAGTTGAAATACATTTAAGTTTCATCCAAAAACCTCTCAACATATTCGTTCCATTTTTCTATTGCCTTTTCTTTTGTGGCTACATTATGAAAGAACATCTTCTTTGCGTGTACTCCATCGTTTAACCTGTATCTCGGACAGCCAGAACTATATCCCATAAAAAATCCGTCTGGCTCATTTCTAAGAACAACAGCTTCAGCACTACATATAGGGCAATTTCTTAGCCCTTTCATACTTCCACCTCATCATCTTTCGGGAACTGGAAATAATTCTGTGTCATCTTATCAAAAACAGTTTCCGACAAGCAGCTTACGAATGAAGTACCTTTTTCAGTATTTATTATCGTTTTTAAAAAAGCGACCTTTTCGTGCTGCTCTCTCAACATTTCCATAGCCTTAATAGCCTTTGCTTCGGCGGAGTACTCCGCAAGTGCCTGTGAATCGGTAATCAAGTTGCTGTTAAAGAAGTAAATCTTCTTGTTAAGTCTGATAACCGCCACATGCTCGTATGGCACATCTGTTGTTCCGTCCTGACTAATTATTCTCATGCTTGCCCTCCATAATTTCCTTTAAAACTGCACCAAAATTGCTATCGGTAACGGCAAAGCACTTATCAGGGCATCCAATAGCCTTATTCAGTATCATGTCGAAGAGCTGCTTATCACCATGGAACACTTTTTCATATATCGCTTTGGTTAGAACTCCCCAATCGGCTACAATGTCCGCACACTTACCGTCAATCGTTACTATTCCCTTGTTACTAGTAATCATATAACCTCCTATTCTGCCGTCATAAATGGCGGTAACTCCGTCTGCTCTGTTGACTGCTCCTTGGTTGTTTCTATTGCCCTTGCACTGGAATTATCTTCTATGAACTCAACTGTATTAGAGTTCTCGTCAATCTCAGCCTGTGCAAGCTGATAAACTTCGTCCATTTCAACCTGTGCCTGTCTTGCCATTGGGTCATAATTCTTCGGAAATTTTTTTGTGGCATTGTTGCACATTTTCCTCTGAATCATGCTCTCTGGGGTATCAAGCCAAGCACCCGATATAAACGGTCTAGCGATTTCACACTTTATCATATCGTCTACGGTTTCGCACTGCCTCAACGCGTTGAGAACTTCTTCCTTTTTCTCTTTTATCTTCTTTTTCTCTTCCGGTGTAGCGTCATAACGAGTGCGTTCCACTTCCTTGTTGTACTGCTTTTTCGTGCCGGTTATTATTCCGAAAGTTTCATTCTGCATATTCTGCTTTACATGGGACAGTAAATTTATCTTTACGCTGTCTCTGTCCGCGGATAAATAAGTAACCGTTCCGTCCTTTAACTTCACAGGATATACAACTCTTACAGCTTTGTCGGACAATCCTTTCTCTTCCCACTCCGGGTCGGTGATTGAAAGCCCTTTGTGCTTAGGCGGAACGTACACGTCACCCTCCTTGATAACCCAATATGGATAAACTGTATCAACATTCTTCCCGTAGTTGGATAAGAGCGAATCGTAGCCAGCTCCCTCAATTCCCATTTCGACCTGCTTCTGCCATATTTCTTCTTTTGTTTGTGGGTCAGTGCCTACTTTCACACTCCTTAACTGGAAATAGCACTCCCTTGGGTATGCGCTAGCATTGAGCTTTAAGCTTGCACAACGCTTTACAATGCCCCTTATATTGCTTGTATCAAGATTACCCATATTAGTCTTAGGGTCATTCTTGACAAGATTGAATATGCTTGTCATAGCCTCCATAGCGCACTCTTTCGCATAATCATCCATATCCATTCCACAAGCCTTATAATCGTCAATAATAAGACCTGTCATAGCATTACTCCACTCACTTAATGACGTGGTAAATGCTTTCTTTTCTGCTACTGCTGTTGTTTCTGCCATTTCCAATCCCTCCTAATTTGCTTTCCCAATTCCATCTATACCGATTATAAACACCTGTGTTGTGTCTAAGTCCTGAATAAGTGCAAGTGTGCTGTCGAAAGTATCATGCTTAGCAATATTGCGGACAATATACTTCTTGTCCTTTAAGGGTCTTTTCACAAGGACGTAGTTGCCTATATATTCTTTCAAGCCTGTCCAATCGGCATAAGAGCTATACGTTTTAAGTAAGTTTACAACGATAACCGTATCCCCGACCTTAATTTCATTGTCCTCAACAGGCTTATCGCCTTTATCTTCCGTCAAACGCTTGAATGCGAGTTTCGCACCCACACGAAAGTCAAATTCATCTGCCGGATTGCAGTGTGCCTCAGCTCTCTTACCTGTGGACTTGTCAAGAGCTGTAACTATATTGCCATTGCGGTAAATCACAATGGTTTCTGTAGCCAAGCTGAGGCTATTCTCATCTACATACCAGCAATCATTTTCATTACCGTCTCTGTTCAGTACGAAGCCGTTGTGACCGTCGTGCCAGTTCTCGAACCGGATTAAAAAATCAATGTTTCGGCAACCAACTATCGTTCCAGTCATTCCGTAAACTTCTTCACTCTTATCTGTAACCGTTACTCTGTCCCCTATTTTGAATTTTCTCTTTGCCATAATTATCCCTCCACAATCTCTAATTTCTCGCTATCATTGACAATCAGCATAATCAACTGACTATCGACCATTTCAGCAACTTTCTTCTGATTGATGCTGTCAAGGCTCTCACTATCATCTAAGATAATAGGTACTGACATACCACTAATCTTCTGAATAGAGTTACATATATCAACCCTACCAAGAATCCTGTTACCCTTATTACTCATAGTTGTAAGAATTGACTTTCCATCAACTGTCGGTATGCAAACTGACTTGTAACCACCCGACTTGTTCAATTCAAACAGCTTCCACTTAACTAATGAGAAATGACTGTTAATGCTGTCAGATAATGTTTCATTCTTCGCCTTATCCAGTTCATCAAGCAAGTCAAGGATTTTTTCAGCATTAGCCTTATTCTGCTCCTGCGTACGCTGTTCTGTCCTTAATTCTTCAAGCCGCTGTTCGTCTCTCTCTGTGTTACTTTCAGCTATCTTTCGCTCACATTCTGACAACTGCTGCCTTAAATTACTTTCTGTTGCCTTTAATTCAGCCTTAGCAGTGGTTATGATTTTAGCCTTAGACATAGCCTGCTCTTTTTCAGCTATTTCACCAGAAAGTGCCTTGTATTCCTCTGAATCGGTAATATCAATCTCCTGTGGCAGTTCTGTCAACTGCTCTGTAAGGACTTCAATAGCCGTATTCAGCATTCCAAGACTTTCCTCATGCTCCGGCAACTCTGCTTCGAGGTCTGCAAGTGTTTTCTTCTCTTTGCTAAGTCTGTCAGCATAAAGGTTTCCGTTATCCGTGATAGCTTTTAACGTGTCTGCCTTGTGTTTCTTGAAGTCGGCTCTCAACTGCTCTTTCTTATTCTCACTGTATTCACTACCGCAGTAAGGGCAGATAAGGCTATTCTCATCAAACTGGCGGTTATTCTCCTCAGTCCACTTCTTGCGTTCTGCATCGAGATATCCGGTTATACTCTCAATAGTTTTCTTCGACAGTTCAATACAGCTCTCTGTCTCGCCGATAGTCTTTTCTGTCTGCCTAACAAGAAACTGCTTATCAGAAATCTTATCCTCAATCTCTCTTCTAGCCTTAATATTGTCCTCGTTAGCCTTGCGAACCATATCACTCTGCTTGAACTTCAAATCAAGGATATCGGCACTAGCCTTATCATATTCAGCCAACATCTTGCCAGTGTCCGTCTGATTAGCTATGCAATTACTTATCTGCTCCTTAAGGCTATTTCTGTGTAATTCAAGGTCAGATATTTCAATAGCCTGTTTAAGCTGAATATCTCTTTCCTTTTCCTTAATCTGTCCGTCAAGAATAGGCAAATCCTTTGTAATCTTGGTCTTGGTAGCCTTATTCATAGCAGATAATTCTTCTGCTGTGTATTTCTCCAGCAGCGGCACTAACTCGGCTAATTCAGCCTTAGAACGTGCTATATCAAGGTCTGTCACATTCTCAACAAGACTAAATAAGTTTTCTCTCATTTCAGCCGGCTTCTGATTAAGAAATGCGTTGATGTTACTGCACATCTTAAACACGCTCATATCAATGTCAAGATATGTGTTGAAGTCCTTTAATGTCTTAGGCACATCATTGACAAAATACTTGTTATCATCCTTGTAACCGCTGCCATCCTTGCTGTAAGTACGTTTCTGCACTTTCTTCATAGTGACTTCTTTTCCGTCTGCATCCAGTACAAGCTCGACTGACACGTCCATATCATCAACCGATACTCCGTCAGCCTCACGCCTGACAACCGGATTATCCTTTAACTCGTAATCACAGTTGAACAAGCACCACAAATACGCGGTTGCTATTGTTGACTTGCCGACACCGTTCTTAGCCATAAGCTTAGTAATGGCGTAAAAATCAAAATCCTTGCTTGCGTAACACATGAAGTTCTCAACCCTCATGTTCAAAAGCTTAATATTCATTCCTCTTAGTCCTCCTTCTGAACGGCTCCTGTAATCTTGCCATCCTCAATAATCACTCCCATTTTCTCTGCTTCGCATACAATAGCCAGCTCTTTTACCGCTAATGCGTTTAAGTCTGTAATAACCATCACGTTTTACCTCCTTTTAAATTTGTCTATAATTTTCTTCTTGGCTCCGTCTTTACTCATAAGGTACAAGTAAAAATCCGTCTCTTTCTCCAACATCCAGTCATTTGCATTAAGCCTGTGCGACGATACAATAACTTTCTGCTTATACGTCAATTTTTTGGCTGTTTCACTCTCTTACCCTCACTCGCCATTCCTCCCACACGCCAAACTTCAATGCGCCAGCGTGTTCCTCGAAATATATGTCAATCCTGTTGCCCTTGATTGCACCACCGCAGTCCTCAGCGACAAATGTTCCGATTCCCTCAATGTCCACTAGTGAGTTGTAAGGAATAACCGTAGGGTCTACCGCTATGGTAACGCCCTCAATAGCATAAGTTCCTGTTGCAGTTATTCGGTCATTCTTTCCGCAACACTTCTTGCAACCGCAATATGCTGTAAGCGTGAACGTCTGCCATTCGTCCGATGTTTCCTCAATAGGACCATATATCGGCTTCTCTATGTAGTTGGGTGCTGTCGGTGCAACGCATATACATACGGCACACAAAATGCTTAGAATTGACATCGTTCCTCCTAACTACGCATAAGCCATTGCATACCGCTTAACAATATCCTCAAATATCGCCTTAAGCTGTGGCTTTTCGTATATAATTGCAATCTTGGTAGTACCCTCTCTGATTGCTGTTTTGGTGTTTCCGGCTTTTTCCATTCTCGCTGTCTTGTTGTCCTGTAATCTCTTTAGGCTACAATGGGCTATGGTTTCAAGCCGTCCGTACATCTCGTTGTAAAGCGTCTGATAGTCAATGCCGCTCTTAATTGAGATTTCACGGATTCTTGCGTTTATCTCCGCTTTCCAGTCACCAATCGGCTGTGTGAAAATCTCCTTAATGTTATTGACAGTGCTTTCAACCTTAGTTATCTGCTCTGCCTGTCGCTTGCTTTCAAGCTCCTGTCTGCTCATGTTCTCAACAAGCATATTCATTAGCTGTAACTGTGGTGACAACTGGGTTCGGTCAATAGCCGTCTGCTTGACACGCTCCTCAACCACTGTGAAGTACTCCCTTGCCTGTTCCGCCTTTTCTCCGTTGCCCTTAACGGATAACTTCTTTGCAAAGTGAGCTGTGAGCCTGTAATCTGTTGTCGGTCTGCCACCCAATGGGTTTTCTTCCTGTGGTACGAAAACCCAATAATCCTCGTTTTCTGTGGCAAACTCGTTGTCAATAATGTTTGCCTTGCACCATTTGGAATAGTTGCTAGGGTTAAGTCCTAAAAACTCATACAGCTTTCTTGCTGTTGTCATACCCTCGCTGTCAATGTCAAGGGCTATCTCAATCGGTGTTCTTGTCTCTGCTTTCTCGACTTCGTTCAAGTTCTCTTTTCTCCTTTCTTGTGTTATAATCTCCATATTATTCAATAAGGAGGTGACTTGCTTTGCCAGTTGAACAAATTGTGTCTGCTTATGCTACCGCTAAGGTTTGCGGTTATAACGGCTCTTTAGATGATTTCAAGAAACTGTACGTCCAATACTATTCGGAAATCATAAACTCCCTGCCGGCTGAAAAACCGCAATCAGCAAAAATTGAAGCGGCAATCAACCCTTTCCGTAGGTAGACTTGCTTCTAAAAGCTTCAATCACTGGCGTAATGGCGGTGAGAACTTTGAGAGACAGCTCAATGTTAGTTTCTTCAATCTTCTTACCGCCATTTATAATGTCCTGATAATCGTCAATGACATCCATTGCTATGTGCTGTGCCAGTTCATCAATACCGATGTAGCGGGCATCATCTTTCTTGACTATCACAGCTTTTCCAGTACTGTCTACAATACTGTATCTCTGCTTATCCATTCTTACTCCTTTCTACAAAAAGTTAAATCTTTTGAACTTCAAGCGTAAAAAAATAATCCTGTATGTCCTCTTCTGCTAACCCTAACAGCTTTATTGCAGACAGTATTTCTGTCTGTTTCCAAGGTCTTTTGCCTGTCATCTTAAAAGACAATGTTCTCTCCGAACAGCCCAAAGCCTTAGCGAAATCAGACTGGCTACCATATTTTTCCACAATGCGTCCTCTTAGCTTGCTGTAATTAAAAGCCATTCTCTTTGCCTCTCCTTTCTCGTTTTTAAGTTCAATGTTTTGAACTGATTGTATAATACCACCACTTTACACACATGTCAACAGAAAGTTCAACATTTTTTACTTTTTAAGTTTTATGTATTGAACTTTCGTTCAAATAGTGTTATATTGTTATACGAAAGGAGGAAAACCAAAGTGAAAGAGACAACCGCAGATAGGCTCAAAAAACTAATGAGCGAAAGAAGATTGAAGCAAGTCGATATTCTTACTCTTTCTGCACCATACTGTAAGGAATACAATATCAAGATGAATAAATCTGATATTAGCCAGTATGTGTCAGGCAAAGTCGAACCAAGCCAAGAAAAGCTAGTTATTCTAGGAATGGCTTTGGATGTTTCAGAAGCATGGCTTATGGGTTTTGATGTTTCGCCAGAACGCAAAGACAAGTCGGTCAAAGCCGATAAGGATATTGATTTAATGTGGAAATTTTCTTTGTTAGACCAAAGAGATAAAGATACCATTTTAGGCATGATTGATGTTATGTTATCTCGAAAAAAGAAAAGTGAGGATTAACCCCACTTCTCTAAAAAAAGTTTGATGAATGTATGCAGGTACTCTAGGGTGCCTGCATCTTCTATTTTAGTTATCATTTTAATGATTTGTTCTTTGTTGTCAATAGCTTCTTTGGTTAATTCGGCTCGTTCTTTTAACTTCACCTTACCCAACATTACCCCTCCCAAAATCCACACGTTTCCCAGTAGCGATGTGCTTATTATAGAACATAAGTTCGATATTGTCAAGCACAAGGAACGGTGCAACGCCAATCACACCGCTCCTCGCCGAAGCTTGATGTTGTTCCAGTTAGGAACATGTTGAGCATAACACAGAATCAACGGTAACTCACTCTCAATCGTGCCAAAAAAATCGACAAAATACGCAGAATTACAGGACGGTTTACTTTGATGATGTCGCCATGAAGTACCTGAAAGACTATATTGCGTCAAGGAATAGCTCTAACAGCCCCAATAAGCCGCTTTTCACCCAAAGCCGAACAACCAAGCCTATGAGTGATGAAGCCGTCAGAGCAAGCCTTAAACGCATTAAAAACAATGCCAAGATTGACCGCCGTATTTATCCTCACCTATTCCGCAAGACCACCGCAACGAACATTGTCAAGCGTGGCGGTTCAGTGCATGATGCCGGAGAATACCTCGGACATAAAGACCAAAGTGTTACCGGCAAGCATTACAGCTATATAGGCGAGGAACATACACGAACTATCTTTGAGAAGTATGTGGCTACAGTGTGATGCCGTAGCCATGTAAATAATAATTTATCAGGATTAATTGTATCGGATATTCACGAAGTTCCGGTGTCCAAGGCTTTAACGTCGCAATACACTTGTTATATCAATAGTTATGAACGTATATCTATTAACACTATACACGTTACACTCGCCCTATATTATGATATAGAATGTCCCATCGGAACAGATATTGCTTACTTGCCACAACATATAACCAAAAAAATTCCATGTATGATTAGACTTAATGATAATTGGATGCCAGCTTACTGTCTGGTGAATCAAGGAATAATCACACAAGATTGGTCTGATCATTGTACTGGAATATATATTGATACATTAATTGTGGATACCCCCTGATTGTCAACATTATCCTACTACATTGCTAATATTCTGCAACAATAACCAAGCCAATATTACCTTTATCCTCACTCCAGTCGAATGCAAAACTTGAATCGCTAAGTATTTTCTTGGGGAGCAATATATCCCCCGTATTAGTTAGCACAAAAGCTATGTATTGTGTAGTATCAATACTGTTAAATTCAGCTACCTCGTTACCATCTGTACGCCTTTTGGTTTGAAAACGCATTTGAGCAAGTCTGGAACGGGCTAAATTATTATTTACCTCATTAATTGCATCCGCATTTGCCTTAACACCGCCCTCAATATTATTAAATTTATCTGGCGTAAGCTCCTCGCCGTACCCCCATGTATGCTGATTATATTCTACTGCCATAGTTTATACCTCGCTTTCTCTCTGCTCTGCTGCCTTATCAACGGCATTTTTCTTAAGTTGTTCTGCTTTTTCCAGTTCTGCTGCTTCGCGGACAACCATTGCATCCGCGTCCTCCTCTATCTGTGCTGTTAAACCCCTCAGAACCAGAAGCTTAACCTCTGGTTCTATAGGTGACTGCTTAATGTAGGACGTTAGCGAATTGCGGAACATCCTAATGTTGTAATTACTACTCATATTTTTTCCTCCTATCTTTTTCAAGTTCGTTTATACGAGCTTTCAATTTTTGGATTTGCCATACACAAAGAGCGATGAGTTCTTGCTTATTAACTCCAAGTTTATCCTCGTTGATATGGTCAAATAATGCCATGTCTGCCTCGATTCCTGCTTCTGTAATCGCTTTCTCAATGTCTTGTGCGATGAAGCCCAGGTGTCTTTGGGTTTCCACGTATTCTGTGCCTTTGTTATAATAAAATGCTGATGGCTTTAGACTATTAAAAAGTTCTTCCATGTGTTCTTCATCGTCCAGACTTTTGATTGTGTTCTTGTATCGTGCATCTGATGTATTATTAGCGGCAATGCATATCTTGTACCAATCCGATGATGCAGTGTATTCATCAAAATGTGTTACCCATGTTCCGCTCACGCCTAAACCGTTAGAGTAGAATCGGCGTATACCATCTGTCCAGTATTGCATTATCTCACCTCTGTTATTAACTTGGTAAGCCGGCTTGTCTGCTGAACATTCACCTATTACCCACAGTCCCGCTTCATTCATTACAATGTTGTTTGCCCCTATTGCAATGGCTCCGCCGTCCATTGCACACGCTTCAAGTCGCCGCCCTTTAATTGTTCCGGTTGTTATATTATCAGCATTGATTACAGTCTGTCCGCTTTCTTGTAATGCCGATATTGTGACAAGCCCTTTTAAATCAAGCTTGCTCGATGAAATCAATACTTTTTCGGCACTGGCGTTGATTTCGGTTACAAGCTTGTCTTTCGACACTTTGGTTTCTAGCCCTTCTGCCGTAGCTTTGATAGACGTTTCCAGTCTGCTGACAACCCCTTTTGTTGCGTAAGTCTTGCTTACATTCGTCATAATGCCCTCTGCGCTTTCGCTTATCGCTAAGTTCATCTGCGTAGTGGTTGAATAATTGCTTATCGTCTTGCTAAAGTCCTCTTTCAGTTCATCCGCTGAGAGTTTAATGCTCGCCTGAGCATCAATCTTGGTTATGTAATCTGAGTTAACCTTAGTCTCGAACTTTGATAAATCAGCAGATAGTCCGTCTGCCGTAGCTTTATACTCAGCTAACTTCTTATTGACCCACGAAAATTCGGTATCGCCAACATCGGAAAACCCCCATGTGTCACCGCTCTTGATGAACCTGTACGTCTTGCCGGCAACCTCATCATAAACAAGTGCTCTGTTGTGTTTCTTATAGCTTGTGTCTGAATAAGTAAACCTCAATCCCTGCGTAAGCTTATCACCCACCACTGGTCCCGATGTCCAGTTGTACGCCGGATAATTTTGTAAGGTTGGGGTTCCTTGTATGGTGTAGACCTCATTGGCACCATCAAGAGCTTCATTAACCTCACTTATCTGCGCAGTAAGTCCCTCTGCTGTCCTGTTGAACTCTGCACTCAATGTGTTGACATAATCCCTAGTTGTGTACATCTTAGATATATCTTCCTTGATTCCGTCTGCTGTGGTCGCTACAAGTGTCTTGGCATCAATCTGTGTGATATACTCATTCGTCACCTTGGTTGACAGCTGCTCAACGCTCTGAGTAATTCCTTGTGCAGTTACATTAAGGTCTGCTATCTGCTTCTGAATCACCGAATATTCAGTGTCGGCTATCGGCTCCCATATCCACATATCATCCTTTTTTATAAAACGGTATGTAGTCGCCGTATCCTCATCGAAAAACAATGTCCTCTGGTGTTTACGATACACCTCATCCGAATAAGTGAACTTTGTGCCCTCAACAAGTATATCGCCAACCTTGGGACCGGCTACCCAGTTGTATGCCGGGTAATTATAAAGTGTTGGTACTCCGTGACCGTTGATGACGGTTATCTCGCCATCTATCTGCGATTGCAAACTCTGTATCTTTACATCCAGTTCCGATGCGGTCTGTGTTATCTCATTCTTTAATCCGGCTTCAACATTCGATATTTCAGCTTTGTTCTGGTCTACATCACGGATTAGTCGGTTTACCCTGCCTTTAAGTTGCGTAATTGACTTATTAGAGCTGTTTATCTGTGTGGTGCGTAATTGTTCCCCTTGTGCCGTATAACTGTCTGTAAGGGCTTGTATGCCCTTTAGGATGCGTTCTAAGACATAAGTGTTTATCTCTGCATACTTGCTTGATAGCTTAATTGCATCACCGACTTCAATACATGGGTTTCCGGAACTTGATATCTCCGCCGGACGGTACGTTATGCCTTTAACCTTGTCGAATATATTAGTTGCAATAGTCTTTAGTGTCGCCGCATCCTTGCCGTACACAAGAAAGTTATTCTCGATAACGTAAGTGTTGCTGCCTGTGCCGACAATAGCTCCTATATCGTTCTCGTCCTGTCTAATTTGCAACTTGTCAATCTGTGACACAATGTAGTCTTGATAATCAGCACTTGTGTAGTAGCTCTTGTTGATTATTATAGGTGCCGTGTTGCTAAGGTATACAAACTCGAATTGCCCACTTCTGCCGATATGCCCCAAGCAACCGTTAATCTCGCAGATAGCATTGAGGACTTGACCGCCGCTAAATTCATCAGTGTCAACAGTTCTGCTTACAGTCATAGTATCGTTAGCAAGAGTAATCTCTTTTTGCGTGATGCCAAAATGAGCAAAAAAACTGTCTCTGAAAGTCTTGAATGTGATGTAAGTGTCCGTTGTTGGCAAGATATTGTTGTACCAATCAACAACATCGGTGTTAATCACATCGTACAACGCATCGTAAGCCTCAATCTCGCGTTTAATTCGGTCTGCCGTAGGTTTATCAGACACAACTTTATAACGCCCTAAAATGAACGAATTATCGCTGTTGCCATCAAGGATTATCTTGACAGTTATCCACTTGTCTTTCAGTGAAGTGAAAATATTTGAAATTGTGAACTTAACCGTCGCCGCTTCACACGCTCCGAAAGTGAGTTCACTCTCGGAGCACAAGCTTTCAGTCAGTTCAAAGCTCTCTTGATGCAGTTCTGTGTTGGTTATGGTTACGGTTCCGTCATCAGTTGTGATGACAAACTGCTTATCCACATTCTGTCGATAAAACAAGTCTTGCAAGGTGTAATCAACCATTGTATACGCCTCCTATAAACGACATGTGGAATGAGCTGTAATGAAGCTCACCGCCGTATGTGCCGTATATTTGCGGTTGAAAGTCGGCAAGGTAGCCTTTTTGCGTTACATAATCGTTGTACTCAGGAATAAAAGCTGTGATTATACACTCTCTACCCCTTGAATTAGTGTAACTGTTGCGAATGTTTGACATAAGCTCCTCTAATCCGTTCTCGCTTCCTGTCAGCATGGCGCGCACATCAAACTCAACCTTTAGTGCTTTCAATTCCACGGCGTTACGGTGCAAATAGCCGTTAGCATCCGTGTAATCGTCTATGTCTTGCATGTTTACATAAGCCTTGTAGCTGTCAGCCTTGATGAATTTTTGCGGGATGATATATTCTCCCACCTTAACTAAAAAACCGCCGTATGCCACCTTTACCGCCTTTCTAGGGCATAATAAAAGCACCTATCAATGATAGATGCTAAAATGCTATGTCCTGTCCTGTCTTATTAGTAATGAACGCTCCCTTGTAGCCGGACGCTAACAGCCTGAGCCTTGTTGCCGTAGCACGCCAGTAAGCTTCGTATGCTCCGACCTGTACATGGTAGTTGCCCTCATAGTACTTAATTATCGCACTGTAACCCTTGCTCCTAACGTCTCTTGCCATGTTTATTGCATAAGCCTTGTTCTCAAAAGCTCCAACCTGTACACGATAGTACTTATCTGTGGTTGCCTGTACCGTCTGCCCTGGTAAATCAGCGTTGATGTACGGTGTCGGGTCTATCCAACTGAACTTAGAGGTATTCATAAACGAATTAGCACCCCAAAAGTCGCTTGCATCAACCTTGTAAGCCTTGGTGTACTTCCTCAGCTCGAAATGTAAATGTATTCCTGTTGAATGACCGGTGTTGCCAACAACGCCAATCAAATCACCACGCTTAATCACATCACCTGTCTTAACCCTAAGCTCTCTCATGTGTCCGTAGCCAGTGACATAGTTGTCATTATGCAGAATCCACACGGCATTGCCATAGCCGTCACCGTTGCCAGCGTAAAGCACTGTGCCGTCCGAATGAGCCACAATATCGCTCTGAACGTATCTGTTGTCCTTTTGCGGCACAAGGTCAATTCCCTGTGCATAACCGCCATTCTTGACAGCTTCAACGTGCTGTGCATAATTCTGCGTCACAGCATAGCCCTGAACTGCAAATACTCTGTTACCAATGTTCATAGTCTTATTCCTCCATGTGTCTAATTTTATCTAATAAAAAAGACAGCCCACACGGACTGCCCTTTATATTATCTATATAATTTACTGTTTTTTATTAATATATATATTTATATATAATATATATACATATTAATCTTATCTATACTATTCTTATCTAATCTAGGTTACGCTTTGTTGACAGACTGTATACAGATTTTAGTATAGTAAATCGTAAAAGCAATTTTAATTAAAAAACAGCACCCTAAAATAGAGTGCTGTTTCATGTATATCAGAAATCATCATCTTTATAATTCAGTTCTATTCCTATCTCATTCAGAACTTTTTGAACAAAAGGCTTTGGAAAGTAGAACCATCTCAGCTGCAAATAGCCCTCCAGAAACTCTTTAAGAGTAGCCTTTGAAGCGCCCTTCTCAATATATGCAACTACATGATGTACGCCGCCGAAATCGGGGCGATTGCACAGAGTGACAACCTAGCCATCGCCACTTCGTGTGTACTCCCTATAGTTCCACCAGTTTCTTGCCACGCGATTCTTCGCAAGAATCTCTTCGTACTTTTCGTGTGATAAAGCACGACAGTACTTGTTGAAGCCGCAAAGCCACATTACTTTTTCTTCATTACCATGAGGTAATGCAAGCGGCATTATTTTTGGAATATCTCCGTTGCATTCAACTAAGTAGGCATCTCCAACCTTAGCTGGCTGAACAAGCACTGTCTTACCTTTCCAAAACAATGTCAAGGTACCATTGTCAAAGGAATATGTAGTGCTCATGGAGCTGCCTACATTTCCTCCCTGAGAATCCTCTGTTATAAATAATCTCTGATTTGCCATAACGTGCCTCCTATACTTATTTGTTATTCTTTTATTCCGGAACGTAGTCTTCCTTGACTACCTCTATTTTTAGCAGTCTTTCCCATTTGACGAACTTAAAAACTGCCTTGCTCTCTGTACCGTCATCGCTCTTGATAAGCGTGCGCTCATTAACTGCTACTATTACCGGTTTATCGCCTGCAAGCTTCAAGAACTCTGCCTGTAAGCCTATCGGAGCAACTATAGCGATAATGTCTGCCTGTGCTATCTCATCCTGTAATTCCGTTGCGTGCTGGATTGTTTTGTCAACCTGTACAATGTCAACATCCCCCAACGCTGTTCTCTGTTCATCTGTCATTTCATGTCTGCTGAACCATAACACTTTTTTCATCTTACTAACCTCCTTTATTTTTCTTCCTCAATCACTTTAATCAAGTCATTCAACCACCATGTAGCCATTGCCGATAATTGAGGAAAATAGTCCACAATATCAAGTGGGTACTGCGGTGCGTGTCCAGTCTCCGCTTCGTATATCTTCTTTGCCGCATCTAGGTCATACTCTTCGCCTATGCGTTTTAGAAGCCTATGGCAAACGTATGAAAGCTTACAATTAGTCTTATATGCTACCCATTCAAGGTTACTTCTGTTGCGCATATACCAACTCTTGACCTTAGGCACCAGTGTATTGCTTGTGTTGTACTTGGTGTCCTCAACCTGCACCGGTGCAACCGCTGTCTGTGGCTGTGCCTTAGCCTTGAAATATGCGTTTACAAGCTGTCTTTGTACCTGCCATGATAAGTCATCGGTGAATGTCTTAACTATCATCAAGTAGCCGCTTTCTGTCAAAAGAGTAATGCCTTTTGGCGGTATATTTTCAATGGTACTTTGAGTACCATTGAAATCTCTTGATAAAACAACATAATCCGTTCCTTCTTGAAAATACTTCTTATTCCTTCTAAAACTTGCTTTTGCGGTTCCGGACTTTCTCTGATGTACTGTGTCAATATCCTTGAATGTCACAACTCTCTGACCGTTGTACTCACGGATTGCCAGCTCTGTTCCCTCAATCTTTACAAGCTCTGCCATATCAGTCACCCCACTTTTCTAAGAATAATCTTACAAATGTAGCAAGATATTCCAGTGTGCCGCCACTTGTTATGCTGTCAATCAGCTTGTGAAGTATTGCTCTGTTTTCTTCCATTACTGATTGCCTCCCTTCTCATTCCCGGCTAACACATTTGTGTATGCCAGTACGCACTTAAGGAAGTGCAAGTTGATGTGTTCTAAATTACTGATAATTGACTTGATAATCTGCTCTTTCATTATATCATACCATTCCTTTCCAAAAAACCTCTTGATTTTCCGCAAAAGGAATGATAGTATAGATTTATCAATTCCTTTGCGGATTGGTGTACTAGAGTGGTTGCTTGACCGTCAAATCATTAGCAACCGCTCTATTTTTTTATTGACCTTTGGTACTCGCTTTCTATACCATTTCTGACAACATCTGATTTTGTGATATTCAGATTCCTTGATGCAATTTCCAGTTTCTCAACCATATCATCATCAAGTCTAACTCTAAGCATCGTGTCTTTGTTGTTATCAGTCTTAGGTCTGCCTGTTCTTGGCGACATTTAATCACCTCTCTTCTTTTTGTCGCTACAATAAATATAATACTGTCGCTACAAAAAGTCAAGCACTTTTTTAAAATATTTTTCGCAAACAAAAAGGAGCTTCTCAGCTCCCCCTTGCTTATTTCTGATATAACACAATAGGCTCTGTCTTTTCTAGTGAATTAAATCCAGAACCATAACAAATAAATCTTGTCTCAATATTTTCAATATCAGATATTGGACAATCCTTTGCGTTGTCGGAACTTATCCTCATTCCTTCCTTAGATTTCTTTCCAGCCGCAATGTCACAAGAATAAATTGGGTCAACCATGTAACCATTTATAGACATTTCTCTTGCTTGCACTGTCATACTTTGGTCTGTCAAGTTCTCTACTGTGACGATTATATCATAGCTGCCATCGTTATATCTCGTTTTTTCAACGCCGTTATATTCCACCCTTATGTAACTATCTTCATAAACTATATTGTCGGCTTCATTTGCATTATCAGGTGTTATAGGCTTGTATTCTACCCCGAAAGCATCAGATAAAAATTGAGAAAAACTGTTAAATGTATCGTAAAAACACATTTTATTTTCTTCAATTTCAACATCAATTCCCAAATCACACCATTCAGGAAGTGTTGTCAATATATTACCATATCTATCAGTGCTGCCTACAACTGTTTTACCGCCTATTTTTGAGTAAACAATACTGCCATCTGAACATTTTATTGTTAAAGTAAAATCAATATATTCACTATCAACATCATTGATTATTCCAGCAAATACAAAATACATTATAGTTGCCATGTCAGAATTATCAGCCGTAGCATTTATAATATATTGTGATTTCATGCCACTAGTTAAGGCAGTATATTCCACATTTCCACCAGTAACATCATATTGTCCTTTACGGCTATCAGACAGCTCAACTTCGGTTGCTGTTTCTGCAATAGTAGTTGTTTCTGGAATTTTCTCGATTGTGGTTTTTGCCGGTGTAGTTGTCTCTGCATTGCCCTGTGGACTATTGCAACCACAAACCATCAATGCGGCAGATAAAATAATTACTCCGATTTTTAATCTTCTCATATTATCTGCTCTCCTTGCTGTCAAGGTGTTTTCTGATTGCGTGGACATCAACGCATAACCTTATGGTTAAAAACAACCATATCGCCGCCAAAAAAGTAGCAATAACATATACTGCAACATCCATTTTGTCTTGTGAAATTAAAATAAACGAAGCAATAATTACTCCTGCAATCAATATAGCCAATATTGCACCACCTACGCCACTTCCCTGATTTTGAGTTGCATTTGTTTCATTCTGTTCCATAACATATTACCTCCCATATAATGTAGTGACTTCATTATTACACGATATGAGAGGTATGTCAACTTAATCAATGCTCGAATAATCCTCGCCCTGTCCTCTGAAAGTAGCTTCTGTCTTCCTTGCGGACAACATTACCGATTGCCTTACCGTCAATCTCAATCTTACTGCCTTGCTTGACTGCCGATATAAGCTCTCTTAGCAGTGCGTTTGTCTCGGCATTGTCCACACTCGAACTTGTGTTGTAATAGTTCTGCGTTGTGGTACTTGTCGATGTGCTTACGCTCGGCGTGTAATCGGCATAACCACTGTACAACTGCTGTGGGTGTACCGCTTCAACCATGCCAAAACCAAAATCCTTGATAGACAATTCTGTCGGCTTGTAAAGGCTCTCCATGCCCTCCTTAAATCCCTCTGTAGTGTAGGCACCAAGTTCAAACATAACCCTTGATGGTGAGTGAATGTCAAGGGCGGATTGGATAGTCTTTGCTACGTTCTTGGCTATCTCGTCTGCCTTGCTGTAAACTGACTGCTCCATTGAGGTCAAGCCATTAAGGAACCCGGTCATTACTTGAACGCCAATACTTGGCATATTGACAGTTGTTTTGTCTGCAAAAGTAGTGCTCAACTTAGCTGCCATGCTGGACACTTTATCTGTTGAAACTTTTTCGAGGCTATCAATACCTTGCATATAGCCTAAAATAGAATTTTTACCAATTCCACTAAAACCCGATGATGGCTTATTGCCTTGTGAGCCTTGAGCTTCCATAAAAGTGCTAAGCGATAAGTTGGCAAGCCCAGCTACAGGTTTAATGAGCTGTTGAGAATTGCTATTTACACCGCCAATATAACCTGTAACAACCGATTTGCCTACATTTTGCATTTTAGTATTTGCTTCATTCGACAAACCCATTATCGCATTATTATTCATGTTTATCAGAGACGTTTTTACATTAGGCTGATATTTTTTGATTGCGTCCGTATAACCGCTTACATCATATCCTGCCATGTCCGCAAATGCCTTAGTTGTGATATCTGCATTTGCTAATATAGCGTTACCGATAGCATTTGCATTTTGCATAGCCCAACCACTTACGTCATTCTCGGATACAGTAGCATTATCAAGCCATCTTTGATACAAATGGTTGTCTTTCGATATCTCAATGCCTATTTGCTCTTTGCCTTGATTAATTGCAGTAATGGTCGGTTGTACCATATTCTTATTAACACTCTTGGCAACATCCTGTATTGGATTTCTGAACAAGTCGGCAAATCCCCAGTCTTTTGTCTGCGCCTCTTGGAAAGCTTCAACCCCTGCTTTTTCAACCTGTGACTGTATGTAGTCAAATGTTGTGTTTATCTGATTGGTAATGTCGTCTTTTTCCTCAGTCCAGTTAGCATTATATATTTCCGCAAGATTGTCAATCCAATCAAGGTATTGCCCTGCTTCTTCCGAGGTGATTTTACCACGTTCCAAAGCACGTTGAGTATATACTTTCCATTCATCGGCTTGCCCTATAAGGCTTTGATAATATTCATCAACTTCATCAAACTTAGCTTTTCCTGCTTCGGTTATATCAGATATAGCTTTGGTGGTTTCTTCTAAGCTTTGAAAGTTAATATTGGTCATGCTGTCAAAGCTGTTTTGCAAATCGACCTGTCGCTTAATTGCTTCACCGCTTAGATAGTTCATGTCGTCAAGTAAGCCATTAAGTGAGTCAACATCTGCTTGTGTAGCTTCGCCGCTAAGCATTTTGTCAAAAATCGTATTAGCTTGCGATTCCATATCGCTGTAAATGCCGTTAAATCTAGCATTGAAATCTGACAATATGGTTGTCATTTCACCCACGCTAATCCCTAACTTTGTCGCTGTATCTGCGGACATCTTAGCCAAAGCGTCCCATGCCATATCAGAACTAACATGCAAATCATCACGCAATGCAGAAGCAAGGTCACCGACTGCTGTACGCATATCTTCTATATCCGTATTAGATATGTTCTTTAAATCCAAGTTGTCAAACTTAAATTTAAGATTTTCGACTTCTTCGCTTGCGCTCTGTAAGTTTGTGCTTACTCTGTCAAGCTCTGTCGCAAAGTTAGTCATATCTTCGCTTGATGTTCCAGTTGCATTGATAAGGTCGATTACCTGTTGTGCTATATCGCCTATTGGTGTGCCTTGGCCATCAAATACACTCGTTTGTGTGAATGCGTCAATGCTGTTCTTATAGGCTTGCTCAATAGATATAATAGCTCCTGCCACTGCCGCTAATGCTCCAACAGCAAGCACTACATAACCGCCTGTGCTTAACGAAGCTATCGCTGTACCAAGTTTACCAACACCCTCACCAACGCTAACCGGCTTTGCACTTGAAATTTTCAAAATTGCATCTGCAAATTTACCTAAGCCGGTATTTATACCGCTTGCAATAGCAGAATAAGCTTTAAAGGCAAGAAGAGCTGTTGCAACGCCACCTAAAGCACCGCCCAATGTATGCCACACTGGAGCCGGAACTAAATTAAGTGCTTTAAATAATATTTCTACGGCACCACCTAAAAGATTGATAGCAGGCGCACCGATATTGGATAAACCCTCGATAAAATCCAAAAAGCCTGTGCCTGTACCAACTGTAAACTTTTTAGCAAAGTCCAAAATGCCGTTAAAGCCGTTTTTAAGCTTCTTCCAGTCAACTTTACCGCCCCATGTTTTAAGCGGTTTAAACATGCGCTCAAAAAAACTTTGCACTTTGTCCGCCCATGCTTCAGCCTTATTCTCCATCTTGTCGAAAGCATCGTTCCATACCTTTTCATATTCTTCCGTAGCCTTGACAATCTCGTCTGTGAGGTCGATTGTGTCACCTGCGCCAGTGGAAGCACCGCTTTTACTTGTTCCTGTGGTTCTATTTTCAAGTTCGTCAAATCCACGAACACCCTTTTGTGCGTTTTTAGCCGCATCTGCCACATCGTCATAGCCATTTGCTATATCCTCTAATCTGTCAGAGGTATCCTTATAACCGTTCTGCCCGAAAGCATCAAAATCAATCTTAACACCCATAAGGCTTGCAACGCCCACAAGCATACGTTTGATTGCGATTGTTGTACCATTGACAACAGGCATAACTTTTTGAAGGACAGGTATAAAAATCTGCCCTAATACCATGCCTGTCTCTTTGATGTTCGTGTTGAATTGCCTAATCATGTTACTTGGACTGTTTATTGTATTAGATAAATCACCCCATGAAACCTTAGATTGGTCAAGTATAGCAAGTACTCTTAACTGCTGCTTTTCCATCTGCGTCATTTCACTTATGGATTTTTCAACGCCTAAGTTGTAAGCATATGTCTGCAATGTGGCATTGGTAATATCAATACCATACTTGTACAATGCCCTTGATTGACCGATTAAGCCACTTTGTATGTTGGTGGCTACGGATGAGTAGTCAACATTAAAAAGAGAGCTTATATCGCCGGCAAGCATTGTCATTGACTTTGCTACCGCCGTGGTTGTCTCTCCTGTCTGTCCAAGTGAATTAGTCACCGAAGCAAGCTGTGACGCAAACTCCGTAACCTCTTGGATATTCAAGCCTAAGTTCTTAGTGCTGTCTGCAGTCAACAAGCCGTCATCAACATCAACTTGCAGTCCCGAAAGCTTACCAAGCAACGCACTTACTCTGTCTGAAAAGCTGTTCGCATAATCCGTAGCGTTGTCATAGCCGTACTTTCCAAAGTCTTTGCCCCATTCGGAGCCGATTTTGCCAAATGCAACCGCATAGTAGTTGAACGCCTCAATGTAATCTGTGGTACTTTCAATGGACTTCCACAAGCCCTTAGCTCCTCGCACAACCATAAAGTATGATGCGTAAAACTTTCCGAACGCCTTAGCCAGTGACCATGTGCTTTTAGTTGCTGTCTGTGCGCTTCTCTGGACCCCATTTAGGCTTCTTTGAATTGTCCGTGAAGCAGAACCCACCCTTGAACCTTGGCTTGCTAAATTCGCCAATGCGTTAGTCATCTGAATGACGTTATTGCTTACTGTCGGTGCGCTTGCAAGCGTTGTGAGTAAATTTGTAAGTGATGTTGCCAACTGCGGCATATTCGTAATTGAGGTCTGTACACTCTTGTTGCCAAGCTTTGCTATGTTCTTAGCGACTTCACCAATCTGCGCCGCATTTTCAGACACCGCCGTAAACTGATTAAATGCACTCGCCGTGGAATTAAGTGAGCTTGCAACCGTATTAAGTGCCGAACTGTCAACGCCTGCTATCTGTCCGATGTTTTTTGCAAGTCTAGTGAAGCTTGCTGTGCCAACATCATTTATCGACTTCATGGACGCACCTAAATTATTGACATTCATAGCCAGTGTACCAAGCTGTGAGCCGTTGACACTCCCTAATGCCGATGCAAGTCTGCCAAGCTTAGTGATAAGGGTTTCGATGCTATCATTCGCTTTTTTAGCATTCGCCTGCAACCCAATCTCCAAACTGTCAACTTCTGCCATTCTCCCACCTCCTCGTCATAAAAATAAAAGCGGCACAGATTACTCCGTACCGCCTCTTTCTCTCTTATTGCGTTCAAAGCTCTCTTGCATACCCATAAGCTGTGCAAGTAACTCTTGTCTTTTTCGTTCTGCAAGCCGTTCTTGCTCCACTGGGTCTTGTGCAACATATATAGCCTGTTCAGGATATTCAACCTTATCCTTGCCCCATGCACCGCCTCTTGTACCGATGATGATAGCTGGCAAGCCATAATGCCTTGTCCATAGCCATACTTCCTTGTCTCGCTCTTTACGTCTAAGCTTTTCGCCCTCTAAGCAATAGCCTAAAGTTTTAGGCGTGAGCTTCTTGAACTCTTCAAGGCTTATGCCAATAGAAAACGCAAGCGGGAAGTATTCTTCCCATATAAGTTTGTGGAAATTTACTTCTTTCCCTTTGCTTTCTGCATCATCTCCAGTTGCTCCGCCGCCGACTTGTTCATCTGCTCGATTGTCTCCTGAAGACCGCTCAAAACGAAAAAACCATCGTCCTCCATGCACTTCTTAATGTCGTCAAATAACTGATAATAACCGTACTTGCTGTCGGTCTTTCTCTTTTGTGTTATATATGCTCGTGTCAGAGCCTTAGCTTCTGCCTTAGTGACCTGATTGTGCTGTAAACAGCCGGCATAAAACGCCATGTGACATACTTCGCTATAATCAGCAACCATCTTACCGGCACCGTTAGACATTGCGGTGATTGTGTTGCCGTTCTCCTTATAAATGTATGCTCCGGTCATATAATCGAACATCTTCTGTACGATATCCTTATTCTCAGCGGCATCAAAGCCAAACTCTAACTTATATTCCTTGTTATCAATATCAAATGTTATCATTATGCTCTCCTTTTCCTCCTATGTTTTCCATAGGAAAAGGGGCAGTCCGTAGACCGCCCTTCTCTGTCAAATAATCACTTACTTGCCATACATCGACAAGTAATCATCGGCTGTATCGTCATTCAGTACAGCCATATTAGCTGAATGACTTACTATTCCCCCGGTGTAAGCTCCACCTTTGTGTCAAGTCCTTTGTATTCCTCGATTGTAAGGTTGATTTCAACTGTTGCAAGACCATTCTGGTCTGTTGATGGATGTGGAATCTCATCTGGTGGTTGAGCCACAACAAAAAAGCTCTTGGTCAAGCCCTTAAAAATCGTCTCGAACCACATCCTCTTGCCGCCGGTAAGAGCTTTATACGTTGTCATAAGAGCTTCCCATTCTGCTTCTGTCTCGTCTGTAAGATTGATTGTAACAGTCCATGTACCGCCTGTATCTGCTCTACCCTTAATACTTCTTGTTACCATATCTTCAAGTGCTGATGCGTCGATGGTCTGTGGGTCAATAGTAATTCCCCCAATAGTATTAATTCTGGTAAGCTGTGTGAATGTTGTCGGCTTAGTTCCGGCTGTTGTTTCTGCGCCGTAACCAAACGTAACACCTAATGTAGATATACCTGCTACTGCCATTTTGTCCTCCTTAAAAATGAAAATAAAAAAAGAGCCTTAAAAAGCTCTTAGTTATAACAATCTGTCATTTGCACCGATAACACGCCTAAAGCGCGCGGTGCTTCTGTAAATTTTGTCTGCGTATGAAGTTTCCGGCATTGGTTTAGCCTCGAACCGCATAGCCTTGAATACCTCAGCAATCTCGCTTGTTACCCAACGCACGTCTGAACTGCGCGTATTCGTGCTAACGTCAACTTGAAATGTAACAAGTAAGCCGTTAATGGATTGTCCGTCAATCGTTCGTCCTTGCTCTGTCGGTGCCAACATGTGGATGTAGACTGTTGGGAATGTCGGTGAACTGTCACTCTGTCCTTTATCCGTAAACAGCAAGTTGGGGTATTTCTTCTTGATTGCTGAATATGTCTTAGCCTTGACAATCGAATATATTGTGCTTTCAATGTCATACGCCCATGCGTTTTCACTCGCCATTAGTCCTTGAATGCCTCCTTTGCTGTGCTGATAACGATTGACCTAAGCTCATTCGCTGTGTTGTACATGAACGGTCTTGACGGCATACCCTCTGTGAAGTACCAGTTGCCATCCTTACCCTTATAAAACCAACCATAACGCCCATCTGCAAGCTGTCTGATTGTCTTACCACTTGCATACTCCCAAGTAACGCCCTCAGGCAATGTGCCTTTATACGGTTGAGCTTTGCCGATAACGCCCGTACCAAACTCAACAAAAATAGCGTGTGAGCTATCTGCTATAACCGCCCATACGCCGCCGCTTTTTGTCGCCCCTCTGTATTCAGAATGAATACTCGAAAGCAATTCAGTTGTAAATATTGCGTCAAGTTCTGCAACTTGTACTCTTGCAATCTCAACGCCTCTTTGCGCCAGTTTTTCTGCAAGTAGCTGACATTTATACGTCAGATAATCTTGATAGCTCTGTAAGCCTTTTATTGCGTCCTCAATGGACTTCTGCGAAAATACATTAACAACAATCTTGTGCTTTGCCATCACTTCACCTGAGCTTTCAGCATGTACTTTGTGGAGGTTAAAGACGGCTTTACTCCGACAACGATGAAATCTGCTGTAATCTCGTCAACATGAACCTTATCCTCGTCCTTGTAGCCAATTTCGCTATCAAGCCATATAACATCACCTTTGCTCAATGGTAGCTCGTTGCGCTCTGTCAGCATAACTGCATCAAAGTCTGCCACGTTAAAGCCATACTCTTCTGCCTGTGCTTCGCCGCCGCTAAAGGCGATATTTGCTTTGAAAGCAACCGGTAGTGAATAACCTATGTATTCCTCCTTGATGCGCGGTATCTTATTACCATCGTCATCAAGATACGGAATAAAGTTACCCTCACTGTCAGTGTAGCCCTCATAGATTATGTTGCCCTCACTGTCAGTCTCATAAACAACTGTACGTTGTCCTTGCCGAGAGTACTTCATGTTCTGCTTATTGATGTCAAGCATTTGTATCAGAACCCTTTTTAGCCTGTTTGTATATCTGATTTACTCCTGTGCTTGACAGCCCCGACACTATGCCGACCGCAATAGCATTGAGAATGTCATTTGCCGGGAAATCAGGAATCACATACATACCGATAACACCTAAGATACCGCCTGCAATACCAACAATTATAGGAATGAAGTTATCCTTAATCTGCGGAATTGCCTTGGCTCCTAAGCCTATCAGATATGTGATTACAACGATTGCAACTACTGTTGATACCTGTGTAAAATCCATTATTCTTTACCTCCTGCCTTACCTAAATGTAATGCCTGTATTTCGTTATACATCTTAGTTACCATGCCATTACCACCTAATGTGTGATATGCGTTATACATCTCAATGAAGTTGTCATACGCATAAGATGGAATTTCACCAAGTTTCATGTACTTATCATGGTATTCGATAAGCTGTACTCGCAAAAGCAGCATTGTACCTTTGCTGTTGGCGTCCTTGTCTTTTTTCTGTTGTTTCAGAAGCCAAACTATGTAACCAAGCAATATTGGTAATGCTATGGTGTAAGTCTGTAATAAAATTTCTTTCATTTTATATCTCCTGCGATTAAAATATGGCACACCGCCCACCACCCTTAATGTGTGCCGCCTGCTAACATATTGCCGACATCAGCAAAATGCTAACGCACAATCTTCTATAACACTTTAGCAAATGGAAATACCCCAACAAATAAGCTATCTCTGTCTCTCCAAGTTCTGTTTACGCCATTCTCATTGTAACTTGACATAAATGCTTCGCCTGCCTGTGAATGGTCATAGACCGCAAGATTAACGATAACGCTCTCAAACTTCTTCAAGTCCTCGGTTATCATTTCATCTGTGTAGCTGTCGGGGTAGTTTCTTCTTGCCTTTACATCTTCTGTAGCTTGCTTAATGAGCTGTTCGATTATCGGGTTATCTTCTTTGTTATCGAACACTACCACATCAGATGTAGTTTCATCATCATTTGTGACTGTATCAATATGAAATTGTTTAAGTCTGATTTTGACCTGTTCTAATGTGGTGTATAGCATACATAAGCCCTCCTACAATCCGAACTTCTCGATTAACAGCTTTTTAAGCTCCGCACCGCTTAACAGCTCAGCACCGCCGATACCCTGTGTCTTAGCAAGTGCCTGTAAATCTGCCGTAGACATGCGGTTAATATCTGTCTTGGTATAATTAACAGAAGAGGAGACAGTCTGTTCTGCCTCCTCTATCTTGTCGCCGGCTTTATACCATCTGCCGTTATATTTAACCGTATTCTGTGCTATCATAAGCACACCTCCTAGTCAACCTTGATAACAACAACGCTATCCATTCCCTCAAATGTAGGAAGTCCTATCATAGATACAACGCAATGAGTATTGATAGGGTGGTTAGTAGCATATGTGTAAACAGAAATACCAGTTTCAACGATAGATAAGTTTCCATCCGTAAGACTTCCGCTTCTCTCCTCAGGTGTCTTGCCGAATACATAATCGCCAAGATATACCCCTGCCGACTGCGCTGATACAATACCTGTTGGAATGAAGTACTTTGACTGACCATCCGCCGGGTCAATATACAGTTTGTCATATACCTCAATCTCGATGCCGTAGCCTCTAAGATATTCGACAACCTGTCCCTGCTGTAATCTAATACCACCGTTGTAAGCAGTAATTCCAAGCACCTGCTTCTTTGTATCTTCTGCCTCAAGAACCATTTCCCATGTTTCGCCATTCATCGAGTAACGCACAAGGGAATATCCACTCTTTTTGGCAAAATCGCGCTTTATCTTAATAAGGTCGTCAAGTGGTGTCGCCGTTGCTTTTGCAGACCACTTGTCGGTAGTAGCGGCTCCGCCATTCGTCACGTCAACAAAATGGTCTTTCTTGTGTGCTACTCCATTGTCAGACGTATACTCAACGATATACTTGTCTTTGCCAATGTGTACCTCAATCTTAGGAACACCGTCTTCAGGTGCAAGTAAGCTCCATATCTGCCTCTCAGGAACAACCCTTGCTCCTTCGATAAGGTTCATAGGCTTCTTGCTGATTTCTCTAAGTACCTGATTAGCAAGGTTAGAGTTCTCGGCACTTCTGTAATTGTCGTACTCCTGTTCCTCTTTCTCTGTAACCATGTATGATTCACGGTAAAATGGCATCTCGTTCTGAATGTCAGAGAATCCGCCAACATCCCTTAACTCTGCCTGAGCGTCAAAGTTAGATGCCTTTAATGATACTGGAAGCCCACTCTTGCCCTTGATGAATCTAAGGTCAAGCGAATCCTGCTTCCTTGTACCAAACTTCTGTCTGCCAAGATAAGGGGCAGAACCTAATGTCTTCTGATAATTATTCCACATTACACCGAGGCTTCTCGCTGTAAATGCTTCTGCTAATGGTAATGCCATAGTATTTTAACCTCCTATAATTACTCTGTTATTGGTTCTGCACCGTAGAATGTTACTCTAGGTGTTACTTTTCTAGCCGCATCTGCTATTGTTGGTGAAAGTGTCTTGACCTTTTCCCAGTCAATAGTTCCCTGATATACATAAGTTCCCGGTGCGTCTCCCTGCGTTACGTCCACATCTTCAAGCAGATAACCTAAGCACTTGTTATCATTGCTTGGGAATGGTGTTCCTGCCGGTACAATCTTTCTTCCGTTTCCGTCTGCCACCGACACCATAGACTGCGGAACTACACACGCTGCTCCCTCGTAAGGAAAAAACTTTAAAATGCCTTTACTCTGCGTAAAGTCTCTCTCAATAGGCTTACCCATTGTCTTTTACCTCCTATAACTTGTAATAATCTCTTGCCTCAACGCTTGGGGCTGCCGAACCAAAACTAATTGTTTCAGCGTTTGCTACATCGTTAGGCTTTTCTTTATTCTGACTGCCAGCACCGCCGCCACCAGGAACATCTGCATTTTTAGCAATTTCCTGAATCTTAGCCTGTACTGCTGCCGTCTCTCTTGCGGTGATAATCTCTGATACAGAATCAATAGCAGACCTAGCAAGCTCAAGGTTATCCTGAAATCCTGCTAATACCTTGTTTGCCTGTTCGCCTGTCAAGCCCTTTTCCGCCGCATAAGCCCTTATGTCCTTCTGAATGTTCTCACGCTGCAAGTTGGCTATCTGCTCTCTTAACTGCGTAAGCTCCTCTGAATTGTCAGGCTTGACCTCTAATTCGGATGCTGAAATAGTTGGCTGTGCCGGTGCCTGTGGTGCGTTGCTGTGGAACTGATTAAGATAGTTTGTTATCTGTGCCGGTGTCGGCTCCTCAATTCCTAATGCAATTAAGTTCTGCTTTGCTTCTTCCCTTGTCATAAATGATTACCTCCATAATCTACATTTTTTTGTCGCGGTTCTTTCCGCTTGGATTTTCGTTTTCTCATTTCACGCATGAGTGCAATTTTTATAAAATAAAAACAGTTACCGATTGTTCGGTAACTGTTTTATTTCCAAGATTATTATTTTGTTTTATGCCATCTATCAGCACCAACGGGAGTTTCTAATGCTTTTTCTATCGTCCACCCTCGTTTTAATCTTGCATATAATATTTTAGGGTCAATTTCTAAATATCTTGCCCATTCTGAAACTGTTTTCGTATCTCCTTTGTATGTTAAATACTTTTTACCATTGTTGGCTATTCTTCTAACATTAGTAGTTAGTGCTTTTTCTGTTGAATATCCATTATTTAATCTCCAACGAATAGTTGCCTCTGAAATTCCTAATTCATCAGCCCATTCTTGTAAGCTTTGACTTTTCCCTTGATATTCAAGAAAAATTGTATTTGTTTTATTATTCGCTTGAATCTTTGCATTTGTAAATCTACAATTATTAGGCTCGTAATTGCCGTTGACATCTATTCGGTCAATACTTTGTTCTTTTTGATGCTTATTTTCATCAAAGCCATTCGCGTATGCCCATTCTGCAAAATTCTTTGCTCCATTTACCCCTAACCATTCATCACATACCTTTATACCTCTACCGCCATACTTATTATATTTGTAGTCATTTGGATTGTAACACCTCGCTTTCATACTTTCCCAAGTTTTGTACACCCGTGTTCCTGTTAATCCGTGAGTATAATGTTTTCCTTTTGTTTTATCTGACATATTATCATCTCCTTTATTTACATTATACCATAGTTGCTAGTAACTTGCAAGTTACTTGACAATTATCTTATAGCAGTTTATAATATTTAAAAAGTGAGGTGTTAATATGCCACAAGGACAAATTTCTGAAAGCAAGGTTAAAACTACCATTGTTATGGAAAAAGAACTTAAATCTTCTCTTGAGCTTATAGCAAAAGATGAACTGCGTTCCCTTAATAATCTTATGGTTAGTATTTTAACAGATTATGTAAAATCAAGAACCGATAGAAGTTAAACTGTCGGTTCTTGATTTTTTTGTATTTTTATTTTCTTCCTTTACCATATCTATTGTCTTATATAACACATCAAAATATGGCTGTGACTGTAAAGATACTTTTTCCGCATCGCCCCATAATCCACAAGTCGCAACCGCTATTCTTGGGTTTATTCCTGCTTGTAACATTTGCGTGAGTGCTTGTGCTTTTGTATAGAGATTATCTAATGGACTGTGGTTGATTTGCACATCAAAATCTCTTGGCGATAATTTCAAGTCATTTCCTGCTAGTCGCAATACATTCAAAGTTACTATTGCAAGTCTTTTTTCTGCTGATTTTACAATAGGGTCTTTTTGCTTTGCCCTAGTCTTTGAAAAATCCCAGCCAGCTCTTAAAGATACCGCTCCTTGTGTATCACCACCGGAATTTTGCGACTCTCTATTAGGTATTGCTAAAATAGCTTGAAGATTATCAAGCAAATCATCTTTAGCAACTTGGCATTGTGTCTGATTAAGTTCCTGTGACATAATTTCGACATCAGATTTATTGTCTTTATTGATAGACTTAACAGTAAGTGCATGGCTTTCTTTCATCTTCTTAAAGGTATCTTCGTCAATCTCACAATTAACGAACTTAACCCAGTACTCAACAAACTGTTGTATGCTATCCATTCTGTTAGACTGCATATTGTTGATAGCGTCAAGCATACCGATAACAAGCTCAATATCCGATAATCTTTCGTGATTGTTTGGAAATTCAACAATCGGTATTTCTCCGTATGTGTGAAGCTTTACCGACTTAACAGTACTGTCAACAATGGTAAATGACATTGTGTCGCTAAATGCCAACTTGTACCAGTTTCCGTCCTCGTCTTTAAGCTCCTGCACCGCAAGCAAAGGTTCCTCGGTACTGCGATTATAAATAACAAACGTATTCATTGGTGTAGGTGCAACGATTCTGAACGGAATATCGCCATTTTTAGGTTGTACTGCTTTAAATGACGTTCCTGTTGCCGACTGCCGCTCACCAGCCTTTATATCCTTTTCATGTTTGTTTGCGTCTGACATGAAATCGTTAAGCATATCAACAGCCTCGTTAATGGCTTTGTCATCTTTTCGGCTGATAAATTGTATAGGTTCACCATAGGTTTGCCCTGTCTTAAACTGCACAATCTCGTAAGCATGGTTCTCACAAATGTAATTGGTTATATCCTGATTAGCTGTCTTTCGGCGGTATAATACCGGTTGGTCGCCCTTGTAATAGTCCCATAGATACTTAATAATCGGTTTATTCCAGTAAAACACACCGATACAATCTCCAATAACCTTGACAACATTGTTGACTGTTATGGTTTCAACATCTGTATATGCAATTTTTCTGCCATAGCAACCTCTAACAAGGTCTTGAAGAGTTCTGTTGTTCATTGATTATCTGCTCCTTAAAGATATGTCATGCCACTTGCCGTTCTCCTTGGCTCCCATGGCTTTATGTCCGTAATGCCTGTATTTGTGTAATACACAACCTTTTTGTGGCACTTACGGCAACCGGCAATTATATTCCCTGAATATTTTCCGTCCCACTCCGCAACCCGGCGGTGGCATTGTGGACAGTATATTTTGCATTTATCTTTTTTCATAAATTACCTTTCACGCAAAAAGCACCGCCATTAAGACGGTGCTTTCCAAAGAGGAATGAATATTAAGCTCTTGAACGACTTTTTTCAAGTATAACTATATCATAAGCACAATATGACATTCTATGACATTTTACAGATACTCATTGCCGTATCTTTCCTCAAATTTCCGTAATGCTTTTCCATGGAGCCTTACAATCTGTCTCCACGAATAGTTAAGCTCTGTTGCGATGACCTCGAAAGTCTTTTTTTCAATGTACCTCGAAAAAAGAATGTTGTAACAGTCCTCGTCCTCTACGCTGTCTATTTGGGCTATTATGAGGTTTTTCTTATCGACATACTCGTCAATCATCTTATCAAGGTTTCGCTCCATCTCGTCAATCTTGGCGATGCTTGTACCGATTTTGTCAAAGTTTTGGCTTGTCTGAACCCTATCCCCACTTGTTATAGCCGATATAGAGCAAGCCATTTCTTTAAGTTGCTGTATTTCAACAAGCTTATTGTTAATCATGCGATTAAGCCGGCTGATTTGATTAAGATAGTCTTTGGTTGTCATCGTGTCACCTCCTGAATGGATTAACTGCTGCTTCACATTTAGCTACTAAGCTACCTCTTGTAACGAAAAGGCAAAAGTTAGCCAAGCCGTCCGGCACATCGTCATGGTCATTTTTGCCGACTACTGAATAGGTCAAAAGCCATGACATCATAACTCCGTAATCTTCTTTAGGCTTATATTTTTCTTTGTCCCTGAAAAGGACGTGTCTCTTGACCCAATCGGCATTAACAATAATTCTTGTTTCCTTGTTTGTCTCGGTCGGCTTATCTGTGATATTGCATCTTCCACCCATTTCCTCAACTCTTTGAGCAACTTCATAGGATACTCTGTCTCCTCCTGAATTGCTTTCGAACTCGCACTGTTGCATTTTGTGGTCTACAATGATGTTAGATAAGCGGCTATACTGTATGCCGTAATCTGTCGTATCATCGCAGATGCAATCAACCAAGTAAAAATCGTTGTCGAACTGGTACATACAAGGCAAGAACATAAAGTCGGTTCCTTTGTTCTTAACATCGCAGATTCCGAGGATTGCATCCGGTTCCCTAAGCGGCATTGATATAAAACGTCTAAGGTCGTCATCATGGTAAAGTAGTCCTTCGCGCTCAACTGGCTCATTTTTGTACAAACAACAATATGAAATATCGTCCATAGTAAGCTCTTGGTCGTGGAAAAACTCAACCGACATTCCATTATATTTGTAGTCAAAATTACTTTTTCCTGTAACCGGGTCAATATCAGGAACCGCGATAAAACGAACCCTGTCGCTTTTGGCGTAAATTCTTTGTAATCTCCCTATAACATCGTGTACACTCCAACGTGTAGCAATATGAATTTCCTTAACTTGCTCATTCAGCTTTCTTTGCCTTGCATCAGTTCCATATATACGCCACAGCTTATCAAGTGCTTTCTTATTAAGTGCTTCTTCAATGCCACTAACAAGGTCATCACAATACAAATATCTGTTACATCTAACCTTACCGGCATTCTTACTGCCGACAGATGTACATTGTATATTTGAGAACGCTTTTGGCTTGTCAAAATTGATACGCTGTCTTTTTGCATCTGTATTTTGCAGTTTTACGTCAGGAAAAATTTCGCTCCATGTGTATTCTTCGCTATTGGTAGTTATATCAAGAACTCCATCATAAAACATTCTTGTAATGTCGTCAGAGTGTGAGAAAAACAAGCTATAATCTTTCGGGTGTCTACCTATTATCCATGAGCAAAAAAACTTCTCTAACGTGGTTTTCTGTGTGCCGGGTGGCATTGAGATAGATAAAAGGTCAAGCTTATCATCTTCGAGGTCTTGCAAAGCTTGAATCAGACCATGCCTGTTTAACTGTTCCATTTTCGGGGCATAAAATTTTTCTTCTTCTTGCCTATTTTTTTCAAGATACAGTAGATAACTGTGGAAAAGATATGGTGCCTCTAATTTCAACAAGTCATAGTACTTGTCAAGGATTTGGTAATTTTTCTTTGTTTGGTTAGCCAGTGAATCCAAATCCCATATAGACATCTTAGCCAAACTTAGCACATACTGTTCTATGAGCTCTTTAGAGCGCTTAGAAATCTTTAATCCATACTCTGTATCTTTTTCGTTCAGATACGCCGTTTTTGATGCGTCTATGTATGCTCCGATTACCTTATCATCTATTCCGCTTTGCTTTATGTAGTTTTCGTATCCTTGGATTGTTTGCTTCAGATATTCAGATGCCAAAAGAAAAAGCACCTCGCTTTCCAGCAAAGGTGCTTATAGACCTCTGCCTATAATTGTTTTAGGTTAGCGACTACAATCAATCTGTAGCCGGTAATATTTTTATTCGTTTGCTTTGAAATTGTAAATCGGTTTTATAATGTCAACTATTTCAACAGTATCTTTTATATTTTCAATTATTTCATCCATTGTTTTATATGCCATAGGGCTTTCATCAATCGTAGATGTATTTACGGATGTTGTAAATATTCCATCCATTGCTTTTTGATACTCTTCTAGCAAAATGCTTTCTTTTGCCTTTGATCTACTCATAGTTCGCCCCGCCCCATGCGGTGCTGAATAATTCCAATCTTCATTTCCCTTGCCAATTCCCAAAATGCAACCGTCACGCATGTTTATCGGTATCAGTACCTTTTCGCCTGTTTTTGCAGAAATAGCACCTTTACGAACAATATTTGTATCGTGTTCAATATAGTTGTGAATTGTTTGAAATCGTTCCGTTTCTTTTGTAACTTCCCAACCCATATAGTAACAAATAATGCTCTGAATGGCTCTTCTGTTAATTTCCGCAAACTCTTGGCATAATTTCATATCGTGTAAATACATTTCTCTATGTTTCCCAACAAGATATGATAACTCTCTAGGGATTTTAGTTGTATTTGTTTCGTAGGACTGCTTTAATTCTTTGATAGCCTTGTTAATTTCTCTTTCTCTTTTACATTTTTTGTATTCAGCAATCAATTTCTCACTATCTTGTTTAAAGTTTGATTTTCCCAAAATATCGTCAATCGCCATTTGCTGATATATTTCTGCAACTTGCTTTCCAACATTTCTACTTCCCGAATGAATAACAAGATATTTATTATTCTTGCTATCGCTATCAACTTCGATAAAATGATTGCCGCCTCCCAGCGTGCCACAACTTCTTTTCAGCCAATCTATATTTTTCAACTGCTCCTTGCAATACAATTTTTCAATAATATCGCTTGCGACAGATGAGTTTTCTTCTTCATGAACTTTTCTACCACTTGGAACATATTCTCTAATGACGTTATCTAATCTCTCAAAATCAATATCAATATTCCCCAAGTTTGTAGTAAGCATCCCACAGCCTATGTCAACTCCAACAATGTTCGGTATTACTTTTTCTCCTAAATCAGCAGTAAACCCGATAACACACCCTGCTCCTGCGTGAACATCTGGCATAATTCTTATCTTACAATCCGAAAATGCTGGCTGTTTTACAAGCGTATATATCTGATTTAATGCTTCATGTTCTATATTTTCTGTAAATATTTTCAAATCAGCCATGATACGTCCCCCTTTCCGCTGACAATCAGCAATTTATTTTAATGCCCTCTGTTAATATGGCGGTTTTGTCCTCATTCAGAATTGTATTTCCGTTTTCATCCGTTTTATGCCATCGTGCATTAACTTTAATCATTGGACTTTGCTTTGCATGAGCGATAAAATGTAACTCCATGTCCGTGCATCTTACTTTTTTGCCGTCAATAAACACTTGTGCAGTTTTACCATCGGATATTATCTTAATTTTCTCATTCATTCCTCATAAACCTCTCAAAATCTTTTCTGCACTTAGGACATAATTCATATGTTTTTTCTAAAAATTTATATCTGCGAACATTCTTAATTTCAAGACACATATCATTATCTTCAAAAGTGGGAACTATATCTCCGCAACATCCAACTTGCTTAAATCTAACTTCTTTCCAGCTCTTAGGTATCATTTCTTTTCCGCACCTGTCGCAAGTGTGCCATTCTTTTTGATGTTTCATGATTCCCTCGCATTCTTCGACAGTCTCAAATCAATTGTCGCACCACATTCGCATTTTATTTTTGTGCCGAATATAATTTCTTCATGATACTTTCCGCAGTTTGAACACGTAAAGTCAACACTGTAAAGTCTGTTTTTTGTAGACATATATCCCATACAGCCAAGTGCTTCTGCCACTATCGTTTCTTTCATTCTTCCACCGCCTTAATATCCGCCGTTAAATTCCGAAAGCCATTCTTTTAGCTCTACATGTGCCTTAGCAAAGCAAAGTTCCATGTCGCAATCACTTTCATTGACAATTATTACATCTTCGCCGTCATGCTTAGCCTCAGGGTAATCATCAGCACAGCCTTTTTTATAAATCAAAATATTCCAATCACATATTTTGCTATAAGTAATTACAAGATGCATTGGAAAGTCTTTTGCTTTATCGTCAAAAAATTTTAAAAATTCGTTCATTCTTTCACCAACTCTCTACCACACATAGGGCAATAAAATATTTTCTTTTTTAAAACCGAAAACCTAAGGTTTGAAGGCAAATTGTCAAAAACCATTTCCAACACCAATCCATTGTCCTGTATTTTAGCCTCACAGATTTTTATTTTTTCACCCATTACACCGCTTTGTTCCGTACTTGAGATTATAGCCTCCGGCTTATTGCTGCAAAATTTGCACATATTACACCAGCTTTCTACCGCACATAGGGCAATAATTGATATTTAATGCTCCTGCTCCGTACTCGTTTGCACTATTAGTAAAGACTAGTGCGTTATTATCTGTTATTTTTCGTATTTCTATTTTAATTCCACTAGGAACTATGTCAAAATCTTCTTCTGGTAAGAAATTCCAATCTGGAAGTCCTATTCCTATGTTTTCGCAAAATTTACACATACTTAGTCCTCTCTCAGTTTTTCGCCACACATAGGACAGTAATTAATCTTTACAACCTTAGTCATAACTAAAGGCTTTATATGTTCGTTATCAAGGCAAGCAACTATATTCAGTGTGCTATCCTCAGCACTAACAAATGCCTGTATTCCGGTATAGTAGCCCTCGTTATATTTGCTTTCTTTTCTTTCAGACAGTTCCTTTACCTCAAACGCTAAATCATGTTCATTAAATTTCTGTTCGCAAAATTCACACATATATCTTAAATCCTCGTAAAGATTTCTAAATCATAGTTATCTCTGATATAGTCAACAACTTCCTGTAATTTGCTCTTTACAAATTCGTCTTGTGCAATATAAGGGTGTGCGTAAAGCATGCAGCTATATTTTTTACCCTCAGCTTTATATTTAGGATAATTGAATGTCATCGTAAACAATGGTATTCTTTTTAAATTTTTAGTCTTGTATCGGATGTACAGATTTGCTAATCTTCTCAAACTCATTTACCTCGTTCATTGTCAATGCCATAATAAAGCCGCAGTTATCATATTTTTTTCCAAGCTCACTGCTTTCTGTGACTATTTCAGCCCACATTTTATCATCGGCAAACTTTATCTTGTCGATGTACTTCTTGTGGAATGTCCATATATCTCTATACATGCCAAAATAGTCCATTGTAGTCCTCCGTAATTCAGTGTCAATAATGAAAGATTGATGCGGTATGGATTTGCACCACACATGATTGATTTCTGAAAGCTGTTTGTTGCTAATTACGGACAATCCCCGCTTATTACTCGGCAAACATGCTATCAATCAGCTTCTTTGCTTGCGTTTACCTATTCCGCTACACACCAATAGACAATTTATGCCTAAATGACGCATGGGAGAATCGAACTCACGTCTCCGCCGTGAAGGGGCGGTGTCTTAACCACTTGACTAATGCGCCATGTCCGCTCTTTGTTTTACTTGCCGAGCGGTGGCAAGGCTACACGAAAATTGAATCAAAAAGGGGTATTGCTTTGCGCCTCATTCGAGGCAGTCGGAATAGCAGGATTTGAACCTACGACCTCTCCAGCCCAAGTGGAGCGTTCTGCCAAACTGAACTATATTCCGTAAGTGCAGACTGGGCGACAGCGAGAATCAGCAGCGTCGCAAGCTTCCCGGCTTATGTTGTCCGCACTGTTGCTATTCTTTTAGCGTGTTATGGAACGCTGGGGAACTACAGCAACAAAACCCGAAAACCTATCGAGCCTTGTGACGGCTCTTAACAGCATTCCGCTAATAGGTGGAGTTTATGAAACAACATGACTTAAAAGTCCGATGGTCATTTGCATGACCAAACTGGGCTAGTCGGATTCGAACCGACGAATACAGCAGTCAAAGTGCTGTGCCTTACCGCTTGACGATAGCCCAAAAAATTACATGTCTTTAAACATCTGCATAAGTGCCCTTATGGCTATGGCAAAATCATTATGAGTACTATTATTATGCCGATTATAAATATCCCTAAAGCTGTCAGACCGAGAAATCTAATTATCCCCATTGCTTTTATCATGCCTTTCCTTGTGTTCAAATTGGCATTTAATCATATCTGCCACATGCTCACGCTCTGTGCCTATGCCGTGACCTTTGACGAACAGCACGCACTCAAATATGTTGCCGCAACGTGAGCACTCATCATTTATTTCTCTGCCTAGATATTTCATTTAACGACCTCTTTATCGCCTCATCTAAGGCTTTTTCTGACTGTCTAGCACCTAAGTTCATACCGAAACTGATTATCCTGATTAAAACCGATATACCGATTGCCACGAAACACCATGCAGGGGCTTCAAGCCTGCATAAAATTCCAAATACTACCAAATCCGTTATCATATATCGCCCTCCGTCCTATTGTTAGCTCTGTATGTGTCAAAACCCTTAGGGTAACGTGCTTTGAGTTTGTCAATGTTTGTCTGCATGACATCATCAAGCGTAAATTCGCAAGCGTCACATATCATTGCCAAGTACCATGCGCAATCACCCAGCTCCTTTTTGAGGTGTTCTAAGTCTATGCCTTTTTCGTGGAATATGCCCTTCTTGATAAGGTCTGAGACTTCCCCGGCCTCGCCAGTAAGTCCTAATGCTCCATTAAGCAACTGTGATACTGATATGTCACCCTGATTTGCTATTGCGTCCTCTAACCGCAGTCTATTAAGTCCATCGTTGGTTCTCATTGCCAACTGCTGATATTCTTTGCCTGTCATATTCATTCTCCTTTATGTGATAAGGGCTTTTTATTTTTGTCGGAGTTTTCGGGACTTAGAGAGGGCATATCCAGCAACCATATAACCCCCACCCGGGCTGGTCCCGTGTCATCAGCCCATTTATACACAATTCTCAAACAATTCATGCAATAGCGTTATCATTCCATCCTGTTCTGCTCAACTATTCGTTAAACCTAACTTTTGCGAATAGTTTACAATAGGCTGTAAATCCGCAAACCCTTATAAATAGGGCATTTGTGAATTGTATAGAATTGTGTGAAAACTCCATGTGATAAAACATCAATTATCACTGTCAATCACGGAGCTATTATCGGACAACTCAAGCGGTCTCGGCTGCTGTCCGAGCTGTATCAACGCATCGGCTCCAAGGGCTTCTCTCTCCGTTCTCTCCGCTCTGGCTCCCGGCATATTCCAGCCGTGGTATCTGTTTAACTTAGGTAACACTTTCATAGGATTAAGCCTTCTATCTTTCATCAGGTTGAATAGGCTCTCTTCGTTATCTTCGGCTATTTTTTTAGCCAAATCGGAACGCTGAGAACCAAGTACACCGTTAGACCAGTCATACAACGTCTGTCTATTTATACCAGACATATCAAGAAAGCCCTTAATAGTCACCTCTTGACAATGACTATTACACAGACGCTTATATATATAATTATAAACATATTCAACTTTGTCTATGTCATACTCATTATGAATACCGTCTACTTTTTTAAGTACTTTATTACATGGACCAAACAGTAATATGTTTAACTCTGTAATTATGTCAGCCCATATAGTCGGAAATATATCATTCTCGTCAATGTTATGTCTATTGCAGTAATTAGTGACTATATCACTAGCTACAATTCTCATATCATCAACAGTCCTGATTGTCTGAATATCATAACCGTTATTATCGTCACACATAATATAATCACCTCCAAATCATAATCTTAATCTCTCTCACACATGAGATTATCATATCACATGATTGGTGACATGACTATATACCTGTCTCTTATACACATCTCCGAGCCCACGAGACGGAGCTACATCTCGT